TAATTATATATAAATAACACATAACCATATAATTAATACTAATAAATCACTTATATATTTAATTAAAAATAATCTAATTAACATCTATACATTTAAGCTAATTAGGTGTATAATAGACACATATTAATTAATCACAAGATATTTCAATAAACACATCAGAGAATCAGCTAGTCGGCTGAATAAATTCCAAAAAATTTTAAAAAACAGAAAAAGAGTTAGGAGTTATAAATGCAGGGCAATGAATACCAAAAATTGGCTATGCGTACTAACGATAAAAAGGCATATCGTAGATTATATATTGAATTAACTGGCAAGCTTCCACTTAGTCCTCTAGCAGAAAACAATGCTAAGTGTAGCGACATAAATGACATAGCAGGACTTCTTAATGGCGTCTTAGGTTTAACTGGTGAAGCTGGCGAAGTATCAGACCTTGTTAAAAAGGGCATATTTCACGAAAAGGGAATAGACTTAGAACATCTTAAGAAAGAGTGCGGCGATGTAATGTGGTACGTTGCTATGATTTGCGAAGCTTGCGGATTCAGTCTTGATGATGTAATGCAAATAAACATAGATAAGCTTATAGCACGTTATCCATATGGCTTTGATTCTTACAGAGCTAATCATAGGCAGGCAGGTGATGTCTAATGCTTAAGCCGGAGGAAGATTGCTGTAATTGCTTGTATAAATTTAAAATGTGGTTTGAAACGCCTTGCAAAAATTGTAATGGTAATCCAGACACACATCCTAACGGCACAGATAACTTTGTAGAACAGATTGATAGTGCAAATGATATTGCAGCACTCTTTGAAGATAAAGAGTAGCTTAATTGCCCCTTAGCCAAGCGGTCAAGGCATAAGATTTTGATTCTTACATCATCAGTTCGATTCTGATAGGGGTAGTTCGCAAGTACTTAATCGTTACTTGCACCTTTGAACTTACTGGTTTGGTGGAATTACCATGACATTAAGTTCTCCTTTCACCTCATAGCAAGAGCTGTTAAGGACCGTCAGAAAGTCCGTGAGGTTTTACGTGTAAACAGCACGTAATAATTATCTCATAATTAGGCAGTTATCCATAAGGGATAGACAGCGAGCGAAGCCACTTTCTTTGAACAGCCAAACTGCACGGCGAAATACATCCAGCTTTGCCACGACCTGTTATAGGTGTCATAGCCTATACTGCTGTTAAGACTAGCAATTTATATTCCCTCAAAACAATATTTTTAAGCGTATAAATGACCTCCAAAGAATTTATAAATGTGAATTGTTTAATCTCTCTGTGCTAGTCTTTTTTATTTCAACTTGTCAGAAATTCTTACAAGTTGACGGATAGTAGTTCAGTTGGGAGTAACGCTTGATTTATTCAAGTAGTCACAGGTTCAAGTCCTGTCTATCCGATTACAACAAACTAGGTGATGCAGACCGAAAAGCACTTCCGCTGTGCCTGTTTGTTGTTTTTATTGATTAAGCGGAGTGTGTATCACAGGCATACATAAATAATATCAAGCGGAGGTATTCAATATGGCAACAATCAGAGTGCATAAAACAAAAAATTACACAGTTATGAGTAATACTCATTTAAGGGATAAGAGCTTAAGCTTGAAAGCAAAAGGATTATTGTCTGTAATGCTTTCATTGCCCGATAATTGGGATTATTCAATAGCTGGGTTAGTTGCAATAAGTAAAGAGAATGAAACAGCTGTTAAATCGGCTTTAAATGAGTTAAGGGATAATAATTATGTTGTGGTTACTAAGGAAAACCCGACAAAAAGCAATGGTGGAAGAATAAAGTACACCTACGAGGTTTACGAAGAACCATATAAACAGAAAATAGAAAAACAAGATACAGAAAATCTAGGGGTTGAATGTCAACAGGTAGAAAACCACGGACAATTAAATACTAATGAATTAAGTACTGATGAATTAAATATTAATATACAAAATACTAATGAATTAAATACTAAAAGTAATTCTCTTAACAGAGAACAGTGTAATTCTTTTTTACCCAAAGATAAAAAAGCGAAAGAGTTTAAGCCGATAAGCGAATACTCTCAAAGTGATTGGGAAGTTGCCGAGGAAAGAATGATAAGTAGAGCTGGCAAGATAGCTTATGATTGGACTAATGATAAAACGCTTAAAGAAAATGTAGAAGCATTCTTTAAATACTTTTTAGATAAACACGGAGAATGCACTGGAGAATATCACTACCCATTAACAGATAAGGTTTTATCAAGAGTGGTGGATAATTTAACAAAAGAAACTGACATAGAGCGTGACGGATATACAGATACCTATTATGCGGCTATAAGTGATATGGACGATAATACAGACTACAAGATGCTAGTTGATGAATATTTCAACACAAAGTTTTCAGCACAATGTGATTACAGCTTAGTTCACTTTTCTTCTGAAAAGGTTTTGATTAATATTATGAACCACACTTGTAAGAGCAGTTGGTGCGAAAGTAAGGAATTGTAGGAGGCATTCATTATGAGTTCATATAAAGATTTACAGACCAAGATTTTTGAAAGAGATAATTATACTTGCAGATATTGCGGAAAGAACAGTAGAGAATACCGGGCGTTGGTAATGGCACATATAAGAACAGCTTCAATGTGCGGTGATGATAGAGAGAGTAATTTAATTACATTGTGCAGACATTGTTACAATCATATTTCTAACAATGAGATTAGAGCGAAGTTTGAAACAAAAGAAAACGCTGATTATTTTTGGGGATTATACCACGAAAAAGTTAAAGGGTATTGTTATTATACAAATTACATCAAAAAGGTATTTACTGAAAATGGTGTGCTCATGACAAGACCGCAGATTGATAAATATGTCAGTATATTTGTTAAAAATGATGATAATTTTAACGCTTTCAAAGCAGAACTTCAAAATACAGGTTATAAGAATATGCCATCTAAAATGCGTAGTGACGTAAGAAAATATAATCATCAAGTTGAAAATCAAAGTAAGGAGTGATTATTATGGCTATGGGTGTACATCCACTAAACAAAGATAAGTTTTATGAAGCAATTAACTTATACATATCGGGTCAGGCTTCGCAAGTAAAGGCGGCAAAAGTAGCAGGTTGTAGCGTACCGACATTTAAGAAATACGCTAACAAGATTTATGGCGGCGAGGAATTACCGGATAATTTATGGGGGAAGAAGTGATATGTGTAAGTTTTGCGAAAACATTTATACATCAGATTACAAAAACCCCGATTACAAAGATTATATATACAAGAGAGAAGATGGCGTATTTATTCACTTTACAACAGGAGATAGTTTTATGGATTTTGATTATAAAATCAATTATTGCCCTATCTGCGGTAGAAAGCTGGTGGAGAATTGAAAGAAACGATTTTGTATATTTCTAAAACGGAAGAAGATATAAAAAGTTTTCTGAAATATCTTCAATCAAAGCTAGAAGCAGAGCATAAGGAGTGTGCCCTAGATGAAAAATACGATATTTTAAAAGTACCAAAATATTACGATATTGTGGCTAAGAGTGTTCACGGAAACAGACTTGGGGTAGGCTATGGATATTGCAAATATTATTGTTTTTCAGAAGCATATGATAGAAATAAATACAGCGATGCAGAAAATGAAAAACTTAAAGATATTCTTATGCACACAAGAAAAGGTGCGGAGAGAATATCGGAGCTTGATATTTTATGTATGCTAGGGTTGGCTTAAAAGGCGGTGGAATGATGGTTACACAGAAAGATGTCCACAATAATATAGTTGTAAATGCAAGCGTTTGGCAGAAAAGATATTTATCATTACAATGCGGTGGAAGTGTTGAAAAGATAAAGGAAGTTGAACAGACAATGGCTAATATGATTAACGGCATTAGCAAGGCACTTGAAAATAGTGGAACAGATTATTTGAATAAACTTGATTTGTAAGCGAGGAATTTTATGAAACACGAAAAAGAATGGCACACTTGCGACAGGTGCGGAAAAGAGATAAAGATAAAACCAAGAAACAAGATAAAATTCACTTGGATTGCACAATACTCAAGTTTAGAGCCAGCTTTTGAAGATAGTGATATATGGGCAGAAGCTGAAAATATTCATACATTTAGATTACATAACCACAAGTATGATTTATGCCCCAAGTGCAGGAAAGATTTTGAGAGGTTTATGAGAAATGAGCATGGCAGAAGTAATTAAATCAATAGAGTGTGGAGCGTTTAGAGAGATACAGCCGCATAAAATAGGTAATAGAAACGGTGAGTCTATAGAATTGTTCCACTTTAGAGGATGAACCTGTTATTGAGGCAGATAATGGAGCGGACAAAGAGTAAGAATGTGGAGGACTAGAACGGATGAAGATAATTCAAAAAGGCAACTTAGATTTTGCTGATAAGCCTTTAAAATTCAGTTGTAAAAATTGCTATACCATTTTTGAAGCAAACAATAGAGAATATGAGTATTGTGGCGACCAACGAGAGGGCGATAACTGGAAATGCAAATGCCCTTTGTGTCACAAAACAGTTTATTACAGCTAAATAATGATTGCTGATTATCAGCGGAAAGGAATATATCATGGCTGATTTGAAAATATTTACAGAAAATATAGAACAGGAAGCGTTAAATCAGATATATACGCTTATAAAACAGCCGGCATTTTCGGATTGCAAGATAAGAATTATGCCAGATGTTCATGCGGGAGCAGGGTGTGTTATAGGATTTACTGCTGATTTAGGAGAAAAAGTAATACCGAACATTGTTGGAGTTGACATAGGCTGTGGGATGCTTACTACAAACTTGGGGAATATTGATATTGATTTTGAGAGATTAGATAACGTCATTAGAGAATATGTTCCAAGTGGTAGAAAAGTTCATGAAGAAGAAAATTCATCTGTCGCAAGTGATATTATTGAAAAATTGTATTGCAAGGAACAGTTGAAAAATATAGATTGGCTGAAAAGAAGTTGTGGCACGCTGGGAGGCGGCAATCATTTTATCGAAGTTGATAGCGATAGCAAGAATAATAAATATCTTGTTATTCATTCGGGAAGTAGAAATGTCGGAAAGCAAGTTGCGGAAATATATCAGCAAATGGCGATTGATGATATATCGGGAAAATCGAATTTCAAACAAGACAGTGAGAAATTGATTGCTGAATACAAAAAATGCAAAAGAGAAAGAGAAATCAGCAAGGCTATCAAAGAATTAAAGCAGTCCTACGAAGCAAATACAACTAAAATCCCTAGAGAGTTATCATATCTTGTTGGAAAACATAGAGAAATGTATTTGCACGATATGAAATTATGTCAAGAGTTTGCGGAAATTAATAGAAGAGCCATTCAGAGCATTATTTGTTACTATATGTGTTGGAAAGTTACAAAAGAAACTGAACGATTTCAAACGATTCACAACTACATTGAACACGATACAAATATTGTTCGTAAAGGTGCTATTTCTGCAAAAGCGGGGGAAAAAGTACTAATACCAATAAACATGCGTGACGGTTGCATTTTGGGAATTGGCAAGGGAAATGAAGATTGGAATTATTCAGCACCGCATGGAGCGGGGCGAACAATGAGCAGGTCAAAAGCAAAAGAAAGCATTTTGCTAGAAGAGTATCAAAAAGCAATGGATGGAATATTTACAACATCTGTAAATACATCCACGATTGATGAAAGTCCTATGGCATATAAAACAATGGATGAAATAATTGGAAATATAAAAGATACTGTTGAAATAGTTGACATTATAAAACCGATTTACAATTTCAAAGCAAACGAATAAAAACAATTACCGGCTACAGACTAATCGTAGTTGCTGACCTTAGAAAGATAAAGGTTGATAAAACATGGAAAAGGAGATTGAGAACATGAAGAAGTTATTTGTAAGTGTGCCAATGAAAGGCAGAACAAAGGAAGAAATCAAAGCAAGTATTCAGAAGATGAAAAAGATTGCTGAAATATACGAGGGCGAGGAATTAGAGCTTATCGACAGCTACATTGAGGATAACCCACCGAAAGACAGCAAAGAAGCTGTATGGTATTTAGGCGAGAGCCTTAAGAAGCTGGCACAGGCTGATGTATTCATTGGAATATGTGAGAGTTATGATTGGAACGGCTGTAGCATTGAAAGAGAAACAGCGGAAAAATATGGCATTGAAACATATATGATTCCAGCACGGTATGTAATTGATGATTATAATGCACTTTTGAATAGATTGCATCCGACTTGCTGTGATGCAATGCTGACATTCTAATAAAAATATTACCGGCTACAGATTGGTTGTAGTCGCTACCCTAAAACAGTTATAGGCAGAGGTCTATAGGCACCTTTGCTGAAAAGTGGAGGTGCTTTTCTTGAATTCTGAATTAAATCAACTGATAGATGATTGCGAAAAATACATATCCCAAAATGGAATAGATGAAAACATCATAGAAACCTACTACAACGTGTGCCAGCTTGCCAAGAATGAGGGCGAAATTGACACAATGTTAAAATGTACGGCTAGGGCAAAAGAACTCATAGAAAAGGCTTGCATGCGTGATATAGGGCTGTCTATGTGGGAGATAGAAAAGTTTGTTTTTAACAGTAAAAGTTCTTTTGATTTACTTGATAAATACTATGATGTGTTATTGCTTGAAGCCCAAAGTAAAATAGTAGATAGCGCATTTATGTATCTTGAAAAGAAAAGAGAACCTAAAGAGCGTTTCTATATGCCACGCCGCAAACAATTCTTAAAAATGGGGTTAATAGAAGCTTTGCAGGGCATGATTGATGATAAATACGATATATTGTGCGTGTCGTTGATACCGGGAGCAGGAAAGACGACTATTGAAAAAATGTTTAACGCTTTAGTAGCTGGCTGGTTTCCTAATGATTTTTGCCTTTTTTACTCCCATTCTGGCGACATTACACGAATGTACTACGATGGCGTATACGATATTGTTACAAATGCTGATGAATATGCGTGGAACGAAATTTTTCCTAGCCTTACAGTTACAAGCACTAACGCAAAGTTAGAGCAGTTCAACATAGGCAAGTATAAGCCATTCCCAAGCGTACAATGCACATCTGTCGGTAGTAAAAATGCCGGTAAAGTTCGTGCGAGTAAATTTTTGCTTGTAGATGATATGATAGGCGGAATTGAGGAAGCCTTAAATCCTATGGTACTTGATAAGCTATGGGATAAATATGCAGTAGATGCTAGACAAAGAAAAATCCAAGATACAGACGGACACAATTGTAAAGAAATACACATTGCTACGCGTTGGAGTGTGCATGACGTTATCGGAAGAATACAGAATATGTACGCAGGGAATAAAAGAGTTAAGACTATTGCTGTGCCAGATGTAGACCCAGCGACAGGCGAGAGTAATTTTGATTATGAGTACAGCGGATTTACGAAAGAGTTTTTTGCTGACCAACAATTACTCATGGACGAAATATCTTATAGATGTTTGTATAAACAAGAGCCTATCGAACGTGAGGGGTTATTATTCCCAGATGATAAAATCCGCAGATACCTTAATCTGCCACACGGAGAACCGGAGATTGTTACAGGGCAATGTGATACAAAAGGAAAAGGAACGGATTATTTCGTATTACCGGTTCTTCAAAAATATGGTGATGATTATTACTGCATTGATTGTGTATGCGATAACACAGCAGATTACGAAGAACAATACAGAAATGCCGCAGGAGTGCTTGCAAATAATAAAGTGCAAGAGTGTGAATTTGAGCGTAACGCCGGTGGTGATAGAGTGGCAATGGAAGTCAACAAGAGAGTTGAGAGTGTTGGGTGGATATGTAACATTACTGACACACCAACTGAAACGAATAAGGAAGCAAGGATATTTCAATGTTCTAACTGGATATTACAGCACATTATTTTTAAAGACCCCTCACTTTATAAGCCTAATGAGCCATATGGAGTAATGATGTCACTATTAAAGCAGTATTCAGTATCGGGTAAGAAACAATTAGATGATGTTCCAGATGTTTTCTCGAACTTTGCATTAAGAATAACACAGGGCAATAGAACAGCTAAAGTTGAAGCTGCTATAAATCCATTTAGGAGGTATTGACATTATGGTAACAAAGGAAGTTTTATCACAGTATTCAGATTTACAGGAAGAAGTAAAAGAAGTAAGACTAAAGATAGAACGACTTGAAAAAGATATAAGCAAAATTGAAGCCGGAGAAATGGTTATAGATTCTGTTAGCGGCGGCGATGGTGGTAAACAGCATTTTAAGATTGAAGGCATACCATTTCCAGAGTACAGCAGAAAGAAAACACTTCTTTATGCCAGAAAAGCCACATTGCAGTTGCTTGAAGATGATTTGTTAGAGAAAACTAACGAGGTTGAGCAATTTATAGCAAACGTTGACGATAGCAGGATGAGAAGAATAATCAATCTTAGATTTTTAGAAAATAAGACTTGGATTCAGATAGCACATATCATAGGTGGCAACACAGAAAGTAGCGTAAAAATGGCTTTTCAAAGATTTATTGAAAAAAAATAAAAGATGTTACGATTGTGACGAAAAAATTATGTATTATTACAATGAGCAAAGCAAATTTCATAAACATGTATAATCCTTATCGAAAAGCATCGCCATTTAATTATGACGGTGCTTTTACTATGTAACGAGGTAACAATATGATTTTTTATACAAACAAAGACAAGTCAATTATGTGTCCGAACTGCCACAAGTTTTTGACTAAGGCAGACAGCAAAGACCCACGAACACATAAGCTGGCGTGTAAACATTGTCGTAAATGGATATGGTATGTGCCTAACGATGATGATAATTTTCAAATTAAAGAAATACCGGACAGCAGAAGTTCAAGCGGTATGACATTTTATTAGGAGCAAGATATGAACACAATGTATTTTCAAGACCTTGTTAGAGGCTGTTATGGACGTAAAATTGCATATACAAATGTAGACAGGATAACAAGTGATAATGTTATTAAGGTTATTGGAAGTACTATAGGTATATTTAATTGGAATAAACCAGTTATAAAGTATCTGTGGCTTTACTACAAGGGCGACCAACCAATATTGTACAGGCATAAGCTAACTAATGAAGATATTACAAACAAGATTGTTGAGAACCACGCATACGAAATTGTTCAGTTTAAGGTAGGGCAGACGTATGGCGAGCCAATCCAGTTTATTAGCCGCAAAGATGATGAAGCTATCAATAAGGCAGTTGATATACTCAATGATTTTATGGCAGATGCCAATAAGCAGGAGAAAGACATTAAAGCTGGGGAGTGGCAGTCGGCAACAGGTACATCATTCAAAGCGGTTCAACCTAAAAATGGAGATGTGCCATTTAGAATTGTAGCACCTACGCCAATAAATACTTACGTTGTTTACAATGAAAGCACAGAAGAACCTATGCTTGTTGTGCAAGAACTTAAAGATGAGGATGGAAACTGGTATAAAATGGCATTTTCCGACACTATGTCATTCAGAATTGTTGACAGCAAGGTTGTAGAAGCTAAATTGCATACATATGGCGAAATCCCTATTGTTGAGTTTCCTAATAACCACGAAAGGATATCTGATATTGAGCTTGTCATAGGTATGTTGGATGCTATTAATAATATGCAGTCTAACAGAATGGATAGCATACAGCAGTTTGTTGAGTATTGGGTTAAGTTTGTTAATTGCGAAGTTGACACAGAGACATTTGCAAAAATGAAAATGAACCACGCTCTTACAGTTAAATCTATCAATAAAGATAATAAGTCAGATGTTGAGATTATGACACAGGAGCTTAATCAGACACAATGCCAAGTTGCTAAGGAAGATTTGTGGGATAACACATTATCTATATTGGCTATACCAAACAAACAGGGTAACACAGGCGGAGATACTCAAGGAGCGGTTGAGTTAAGAAACGGATGGGATTTTTCAAAGACAAGGGCAAAACTGAAAGACCCTATTGTTAAATCGTGTGAAAAGCGATTAGCTGTAGCGGTTCTTAATATATTAAGACTTGCAGGAGAAGATTTAAAACTATCAGTTAGAGATTTTGACATACAAATAAATCACAGTCCGCAAGACAATATGTACACTAAGGCACAGACACTTACAGTACTGCTTCAAAGTGGAATACATCCGCTCATAGCGATTAAGACAGTAGGCTTATGGGGGGATGCAGAAAAGACATTCTTGCTATCAAAGCCATATCTGGACAATATATACAAGACTATTGAAAATGCACAAGAGCAAGAAAAGAAAGCACAGGAGATAGTTAATCAACTTAATAATAATCAGCAAAATAAGGCAGTTATCGAATAATCGATAGCTGCTTTTATTTTATACATTTTGCAGCTATGCGGTAAATAGCAGAAGACACAGCAGGAGCGACCTGCGGTAACAAAAGCGTGTGTTTAACGGAGGTAATTATGACAAGAGAAGATGTATTAAAACTTTTTCCAGAAGCAACAGATGAACAGATTACAAATCTTCTTAATCAAAATAATTCAGAAGTTGCTACGGAGAAAAACAAGGCAAAGCAGTACAAAGCTAAGGCTGACACAGCAGATGGCTTACAGAAACAGCTTGATGAAATACAGGCTGGCAATCTGACAGAGCTTGAAAAAGCAAATAAGGCATTAGATACAGCTAATCAGCAGATAGCCGATTTACAGAAATCTAACGCTATCAGAGACCAGAGGGAAGCAGCTATGACTAATTTTAAGATTACTGCTGAACAGGCAAAGACAGTTGTTAAAGATGATGGAAGCCTTGATTACACAGAGCTTGGAAAGATTATGTCCGAAAAAGAAACGGCTGCGGCACAGGCTAAGGAACAGGAGATTGCAAAACATCAGGATATTCCGGGCGGTGGCAGTAATAAAGGCGGTGCAGACAATAAGACAAACGCTGAAAAGATAGCAGAAAGCCTTATATCTAATGCACCTAAAAACAATGACGTTTTATCACATTATATTCAGTAACAGGAGGTAGGAAATGGCAAAGGAAATGAATATGCAGTATGAAGAAACTTCATATGCAGGAGATGTTCAGATTTTAAAGAGAGAGCCTAATGAAGCAATTCCATTAACACTTGATTTTGACGGCGTGACAACTAAAAACGCACAGGGCAAAAAGATTGTTAAAGCAGGCACTCCAATCGGAGCAACCGGCAAGGCTGACAATACAGCCACAGTAGTAGGCATTTTAAGGTTCGATGTAACAGAGGACAGACCACAGGGAGTATTGCTTAAAAAAGCATATCTTAATACAAAGGTGGCAGAAACACATTCTGGCATTACATATGAAGAGGCGGTTAAGACAGCTCTTCCAATGATTGTATTTGAATAATAACAGGAGGTAAACAGATGTTAATTAATGAAGTATTAGACAGTAAGTCTATTGCGTTATCGGCAACAGAAAACGCTAGCAATCAGATCCCTTATCTTGGCTTACAGTGGTTTCCAGAAAGAAAGAAGCAGGGGCTTGATTTAAGCTGGATTAAGACACACAAAGGACTTCCAGTATCACTTGCACCATCTAACTTTGACACAATCCCAACACTTAGAGCTAGAGAGGGATTAAGCAAAGAAAAAACACAGATGGCATTTTTCCGTGAGGGAATGACAGTTGGTGAAGAAGAAATGCTTGAAATCGAGCGTATTCAGTCTGCTGACGACCCATATCTTGCAAGTGCTTTGGCAAGCGTATATGACGATACAAATAATCTTGTAAGCGGTGCAGAAGTTGTACCAGAGCGTATGAGAATGTCACTTCTTGCAACAAATGCAGGTCATCCGGTAATTGCTATCGTAAGTGATGGCGTTCAGTACGCTTACGATTATGATAAAGATGGTTCATATGCAAAAGACCATTACGCAAAGTTATCCGGCACAAGTATGTGGAGCGATACAACCAATTCAAAGCCACTTACAGACCTTAACAATGCAAGAAAGAAGTTACAGAAGCAGGGCAAGATTGCCAGATATGCACTTATGAATAGTAATACATTTCAGTATCTGCTTGACAATGCACAGATAAGAAACTCAATCCTTGCACAGAATCTTACAGCAACCATTGAGGTTGATGATGATACTGTTGTTTCAGTAGTACAGAAGAGAACAAAGCTCACTATCGTACTTTACGACAAGATGTACATTGATGATGATGGCAAGGAGCAGTACTTTTACCCGGATAACAAGGTTACGCTTCTTCCAGAGGGCAATCTTGGTAATACTTGGTTCGGCACTACACCAGAAGAAAGAACTGCAAGACAGGTAGCTGATGTTGATGTAACAACATATGGTGTAGGTATTACAGTCGCTACAAAGACAGAGTACGGGCCACCTATGAAGATGTCAACATTTGCTTCCGAGGTTGTACTTCCATCATATGAAAATATGGATAGCACATTCGTATATGAGGTTCATAGCGAAGAGTAGGGGGTGCAACTTATGATATATCCATATATAGTGATTCATAACGGAAAATGGTATAACGCAGGCGAAGAAGTTCCAGAAAATAACAATTCTGGGGCTTCTTTTGATTATAGCAAGACAACCATTAATCGCATGTCTACATCTGATTTGCAGGCTTTGGCCGCAGAACAAGGTATAAGCAACGCAGAAGAACTTACAGGAGCAGAGTTAAAGAAGTTGTTAATTGAGAAATTAGGATTATAGGAGCTGAAATTATGGAATACACCGCATTGGAGCAAGTCAAAATCAGACTTAAACAATTTCATATTGATACAGTCACGAATGATGATGAAACAACATCTGATGTGGTAGTGTTCGATAACAAAGAAGAAAATCCGATAATCGAACAGCTTATTAAACAGGCTACAGAAGATGTAAAGGCAAGAAGAAATTACCCTGACAGCTACACAGACAAAATGATAACCGAGGACTTGAAGAAATTTGAGACCGTTATCGTTAATCTGGCTGTCTACGACCATTCACAAGCAGGTGAAGCATTTATGGCAAGCTACAATGAAAATGGTGTCAACAGAACTTGGAGAGACAGAGACGGTTTATTTGTCGGGGTATTCCCTTTTGCTAAGGTTTTATAGAAGATTGTGCGTTACCATGTTGCTGATGTCGACAATATGGTAGCAGGCGGCACACATTAAGGGTGGTGGGCGGTGTGCCATTATTAATTATGAAAGGCGGTATATCAATGCCAATAGCAGTAAATATAAGCATTATTTCAGTTGCTTTTTCCGTCTTTTTCGGACTGTTTACGTTGGGATTTAATCTTAAGAACAACAAAAAGTCTGACAATGAAGAACTTACAGAGCGTGTAAAGGAAAATACACGCATAAATATGAAACTTGACACAATATCAGGCAACACAACAGAGATAAAAAATGAAGTTATAGAAATGAGAAAAGAACTTAATTCTCATGATAACAGGATTATTAAGGTTGAGGAAAGTGTAAAGTCGGCACACCACCGAATAGACGGATTGGAAGCACGACTTAATGAAGATAAGGAGGTATAGCAGAATGGATATAACATCGGTAACAACAGTTGTAGCAATCGTTGTAATTGCATATCTGATAGGCTTAGGAGCCAAAGCAATCCCACACATTAAGGATAATTACATTCCTATAATCGTAGGCGTTGCAGGCGGTATCTTAGGCATTATAGGTATGTATGTAATACCTGACTTTCCGGCAAATGATATTCTTAATGCAATCGCAGTAGGAATTGTGTCCGGATTATCAAGCACAGGTGTTAATCAGATTTATAAGCAGGTAAAGAACAATGCTTGACATTAATAAGCAGGCTATGAAGTATTCACTTCAAGGACAGACAGTAACTATCTATGAAAGAGATGATGAGGGCAATATCCTTTATGAGGGTTATACCGACACAGAGGGTAACTTCATTCCTTATCTTGATGATGAGGGAAATAAGATACCCAAAGTTCTTGAAGAAAAAACAGGTTTTTTAGAGCCAGTTGATTTCAAAGCAAACATATCATTCAGCGGTGGAGAAGCGCAGAGTAAAGAATACGGCTTTGATACCGCTGATTTTGACGCTATTTTACTGACAGATAGGAATATGTTGCCTGTTCAAAAAGGCGACCTTATCTGGCTTGATAGCAAGCCTACATACACATCTGACAGCCTTGTTGATGAAACATCGGCGGATTTCACGATTGTAGGCATTAAGCCGGCATTATATTCAACTAAGTATATGCTTAAAGCGGTTGTAAAGTAGGTGACTATGGAAGATATAAAGATTGATGTTTTAGGAACTGAATATGTTGTGAAGTTCAAAGAACTAAATGACGAAGATATTGACGGATTTTGTGATAACACACAAAAATTAATAGTCATTCGTTCGGATAACGAAAATAAAGTTGGAGATTTCAAATATTTACAGAAAAAACAGCTAAGACACGAAATTATTCACGCGTTTATGTCTGAGAGCGGTTTACAGTGTAATTGGCAACATATCGAACAGTTTGGACACGATGAAACAACAATTGATTGGTTTGCTATCCAATCACCTAAAATATTCAGAGTATTTGCAGAATTAAAATTGCTTTAAGGTGGTGCAATTATGGCTAAACATACAATTAATGTATCTTTATCGGAAAGCTCAATACAAGGGGCAATAAGACAGCTACAACAGTATAAGAACTGGCTTATCAAAAAAACTTCACAGCTTGTCAAAGAACTTGCAGAAGTTGGAATACCTGTCATTGATGAAAATATGGCAAAAGCAAGTTATACATATGATGAGAAAGGCGTTCGTAGCGGTTCAGATACAAGCCATCACAGTTATGTTGAAATAAAATCCGCAGGAGAATATGTTGAAGCAAAATTAATTGTAGAGGGCAAAGAACTTATGTTTATAGAGTTCGGAGCTGGTGTATTCTACAATGGAGCGGCTGGAAGTAGCTCACATGACAAAGGCGTTGTTAATGGTATGGTTATAGGCTCATACGGCGAACATCACGGCGTACAAAAAGTGTGGGGTTACTATGACGATGACGGAACCTTAGTTCTTACACACGGCGTAGAAGCACAAATGCCTGTTTATAAGGCTGATATGGAAATTATACAGAAATATGTTGAGGTAGCAAGGAGGGTGTTTAGTTAATGGCAAATGCAAACGATTGGGCGATAGACCTTGAAAATACAGTCACAGCACTTGTCAAGGCTAAAACCCTAACACAGCTTAAAAAAACATATCCAAAGATAGTCATAACCAATGAGGGGGAAAACAGCGGTCAAGCAATATTCCCAACAGTATACATTCATTTATTGCCAGCAGTTGAACAAGGACAAACACTTGACGGACAGACAATTAACGCATTGTTAGCAACATTTCAAGTAGATGTTACCACTAACACAAGCAAGTCTGACTGCCGAAAGGTTATGGCAGTAATTACAGATACATTCAAGGCAATGAGATTTCAAGGCAATGCAATGCCAGAGTTCTCAATCAGTAATAAAGTACATAAGAGTACCGCTAGATTCAGAAGAATGATAGCGGCAAATGATAGATTATTGTAACAAAGAGCAGAAATGCTCTTATTTTTTTGCAAATTTTTAGGAGGTAGACAAGGCAATGGCAAGTACAAGTTATAAAGCTAGGGTTATCTACAAGGAGCATAGCGAAGATGGTTTTGCAGGCTCATATAAGTTAATGGTTGCGGCTAAGTCAATTTCAGCACCAGTATCAGCACCTAACACAGTTGAAAGTACAACATTTGAAGATGATTCACAGACATTCTTAATGGGTATCAAAACATCTGATGCTAAGACTTACACAGGCAACCTTGAAAAGGCTTATTTACAGGACTTAATCAAGGCAGAGGGCAAGCAGTTAGATATTATTCAGTTATATGGCTCTGACGGATTAGGTGCGGTTGCTAAGTACGCATTTGTCGGACAGGTAACAGCAACACCTAATGATGTTTCTGGTACTGATTCAGTACTTGAAATGACAGTAACAGCAGTTCCTAACACTTCGCCTATTGAATGCACAGACAAGCTTCAAGTTGTTGAAGGCACTGGTGGCACATTCACAGTAACAAAGGTGGGGGAATGATAAGCCAATCGACTAAATCAAAGGCTGTGTCGATTGGTGGCACAAACGCCAAAACAGCCGACTACACATCATATCTTGATGATGTAACAGAATAACCAATTTAAAAGGTAGGTGCGGTGTAAAATCCGCACCTTTCCCTATATAGACGATAGGGTGGGAAAGGGTAAAAATTATGATGAATATTAATGCAAACGGAAAAGAATACAAAGTTGAGTTCTCTTTTGGTGCGGCAGAGTGCAAAGAGATAGTACAGAAAATGTTTTCTGTCGTTAATGGTTCTTACTTACTTGCACAGACAGATAAAAGTGTTGCACAGGCTTCTTTTGACGGATTGGCAAATATGACAGCAGATGTACCAGAGATTTGCATTTTAGCCATTTATGCAGGCTGTATTGACAATAACCCTGTAACTATGGATGAAGCAAAGAAACTCACTAGGGCATATATCACAGAGAAGAGAAAAACAGATAAGAGTTACGGATATAGAACATTGTTTGAAGAAATTAAGAAAGCGATGGAAGATGATGGTTTTTTCGAGTTGAGCGGAATAACAGCGGTGTTGGAAGAGATGGCGAACAATGTGGAAGAAGCAACACAGGAACAGAAGAAACCGACAGTAGTTCCTCAAGACCACAAGAAAAAGCAGACTTCCACAAAATAATCTGGGAAGAATACTTTGTTTTAGCCAGTTCACTAGGCGTTAGTTATTCAGACTTCCTTAAAATGACACCTAAAAAATTATTACTATACGCAAAAGGCAAAAAGATTGATAGACAAAATCGCGATTCAGAAATGTATAACTGGTTTTTAGTTTACGCAATTCCAGCTATTTCTTGCGGAATAGGTGCGGCATTTAATAAAGATGCACACATTGAATATCCTAAACAGGCTATTTTATCAGAAAAAACAGAAGAAAGTAAAGAAAATACATACGACAAAGAGTTACAGCTGATGTTACTCAATGAGCAAAAATGGGCGGCACAGACTGAAAAGAGAGGACTACCGCCAACAATCCTATAAGGGGGGGTTAAAGCGTGGAATTAGACAGTTTAGAAGTCAAAATTAAAGGCACATCTAAAACGGCTATAGATTCTGTAGAAAGTTTAATAACATCGCTACAAAAATTAGCGAGTTCATTAGCTAATATTAACGGAACTTCCTTATCCAGCTTTTCAAGTTCTTTAGGACAACTTAGTATTGCTATGAAAGGAATGGATGTAAAGACAACAGATTTTACAAGACTTGCTAAGAACATCACAAAGATAGGTTCTGTTGATTCGGTTGCACTAACTAGCACAGCTACATCACTTCAAGCTGTCACAAAGGCAGTTGCAAGCATATCAGCTATTCCGCAAAATGCAACACAGGTCACAGAATTTGCAAAGTCACTTGGCAAGCTAGGCAGTAAGAGCATAGAAAACGCCGTTGTAAACATTCCAAAGCTAGGTAATGCTTTAAATGGCTTAATGACAACGCTATCAAGAGCGCCAACAGTAAGTCAAAATGTCATTCAAATGACTAACGCATTGGCTAATCTTGCTAGTCAAGGTAGCAAGGTGGGTACTTCTTCAAACTCACTTCAAAAGTCGCTGTATGGCGTTTCTACAAGTGCTAGAACAGCAACTAGAAGCAGTTGGAGCTTAGCAAGTGCAATAGGTAAATTCTATGCTACATATTTTATGGTTATCAGAGGTTCTAAGAAACTTATAGAAGCTATAAAATCAACAACAGATTACATTGAAGCGTTTAACTATCAAGCGGTAGCATTTGGCAAAATTGGTTCAGAATGGGATAAGGATTACGAAAAGTACGGATATGATAACGCTACGGCATACGCTGAAAGCTTTCAGAACAGAGTAAATGATACTCTTGGAAAGTTATCTGGACTAAAAGTTAATGTTCAAGGTGGCTTACTTGAAGAAAGCGGAGCAAAGAACTTAGGACTTAACATACAAGAGATAACACAGTACGCTTCGCAGTTAGCTTCTGTTACTAATTCATTAGGGCAGACTGGCGAAGCAACAACGGCTATAACAAAGTCAATGACAATGCTTGCAGGCGATATAAGTTCGCTTTTTAATGTGGACTATTCAACAGTAGCACAGAACTTACAAAGCGGCTTAATCGGTCAATCAAGGGCATTGTATAAGTATGGTATTGATATTACCAATGCTACATTGGCAACATACGCTTATAACTTAGGCATTTCTAAGTCTGTATCAGAAATGACACAGATGGAAAAACAGCAATTAAGAGTATTGGCTATACTAGACCAATCAAAAGTATCGTGGGGGGATTTAGCCAATACAATCAACTCGCCAAGTAACATGCTACGCCAGTTCAGCAACAATATGAAAGAAGTCGGAATGGTAGCAGGACAGCTGTTTATCCCAATTCTTTCAAAGGTTATGCCGGTTGTAAACGGCGTTACTATTGCAATTAAGCGACTTCTAGTGAACCTTGCAAGCCTTATGGGAGTTAAGATTGACTTTGAGAGCTTCGGACAAAGCGGTTACAAAGATACTTCTGACGGACTGGAAGATATTTCAGACGGATACCAAAATGTAGCGGATTCAGCTAAGAAAGCTACATTATCCCTTATGGGATTTGACGAAATAAATAAATTACAGGACGATACAAGCTCAAGTAAGGGTTCAAGCGGTGGCGGCGGTAGCAGTATTGACTTAACAGATGATATTACTAAGGCGGCGGCTGATTATGAAGCGGCTTGGAATAAAGCATTTGCCAATATGGAAAATTCGGCTATTGCGTGGGCTGATAAGATAGAGAAAGCACTTGAACCTGTTAGGAAGATATTTAAAGACTTTGCAATCGGGGATTTTTATGCAGCAGGGCAAGATACATCTAACCTTGTGGCAGGAATTTTTAATTGGTTTGCAAAGGCTATAGATGATGTTCCTTGGTATACAATTGGACATAATATAGGAGAGTATTTAGCTGGACTTAATTGGCTTGAAATATTTTCAAGCCTTGGCAATGTGTTATGGCAAGCCATTAAGGCAGCTATTGAATTATGGAGTGGTTCATTTACGGCAGCGCCAATTGAAACAACCTTAATAACGGCTATAGCGGCATTGAAATTTACAGGCTTAGGAAGTGTTTTAAAAAAGAAACTTGTTACAGTAATAGGAACAAGTATTAAAGGTGCTTTAAAATCATTAGGAACAGGCAGTATAATATCAGGAATAGGTGGATTACTTACAACAGATATAGGTACTATTATAGGAGCAGGAACAGCAACAGAAATAGGCTTAACTATAGGTGCAGGAATAGTAGGCGGAATAGTAGCTGCTATTGCTGGATTTAATTTAGGTAATTGGCTCAACGAAAAATTAACAGGCGAGAAAATAGATATGTCAATGTTCGACCAATTAGCATATCTTATAAAAGCACCATTTGAAGATTTACCTAGCTTTATTGACGGAGTGATAGAAACAATCACATTTGGGCATAAAGATGATATAGCAAATTGGTGGACTACAAGCGTTGAACCTTGGTTTACTAAGGCAAAATGGGGAGAATTAGGCGACAATGCTAAAACTTCATTAAGCAATGCTTGGAATAGCTTTTCTAATTGGTGGGGCAATACAGCTATCGTAGGTTGGTGGAACAATAGCGTAGCACCTTATTTTACAAAAGCAAAATGGCAATCTCTTGGAGATAACGCAAAGGGCAGCTTAACTGATAGTTGGACTTCGTTCAATAATTGGTGGAGTGGCACAGGCATATATAACTGGTGGAATGATAATGTCTTACCATATTTTACTAAAGAAAGATGGGGCAACTTAGGTGAAAACATTAAGGATAGCTTATCTAACAGTTGGGATAGTTTTTCTAACTGGTGGAGCGGAACAGGAATATATAATTGGTGGAATAACCACGTAGCACCTTACTTCACAGCAGACAGATGGAACGATATGGCAAGCGGAATAATGCAAGGACTTAAAACCGAATGGTATAACGTGCTTGATTGGTGGGATAGCAAGCCAGAACTTCACAGAATATCAGTTGCGATAGAAGATTTCTTTAGCTATATACGTGACTTGTGGTATGATTTAAAAGACTGGTGGGGCGACTTATCGCTTAGATTTCCTCATATTAAAATGCCACATTTTAGCATTGAGGGCGAATTTAGTCTTATGCCTCCAGAAGTGCCTCATATCGGTGTTGATTTTTATGCAAATGGCGGCTTTCCAAACAAAGGACAGTTGTTCGTTGCTAATGAAGTTGCACCCGAAATGGTTGGTACTATGGACGGAAGAACAGCAGTAGCCAATCAACAGGAAATTACACAAGGTATTGCTAATGCGGTTTATCCGGCAGTTTACAATGCTGTTAGGGCGGCTATGGCAGAAAGTAGCAATAATATCAATGTAACGCTACAAGGCGATGCAGAAAATTTATTTACAATGGTACAAGATAAAGCTAATAACTACACTAATATGACAGGGCAAGCGGCTTTTCCATATTGATAAGATAAACGTATTGTGTTATCCTTTTGCTATATATAAAAAGCAAAGGGGTAATGCAATATGGCAGAAAAGAAAGCGAAGAAAAAAGACAGTAAGCTAAGCATAGCGGCGGCGGTAACAGCACTATTTATATTCACAATCCCAATAGGCTTTATATTGGCTATTGTGGACTTAATAAAAAGCAAAGGCGATAAGTCACAAAGACATTTGGGTTCTTACTTTGCGATAGTATCGTTTGTGCTATTTCTGATAGTTGCTTTTAGCAACGGAAGTGGTAACAGTAGTAACAATGCCAATGCTACGAAACAAGCTGGTACAACACAGCAAGATACAGATATAGCAAGATATGGCGATACAACACTTAAGTACCTTAAACACGAAATAATTACAGATAGCAATGATAGAGAAGTTGTTGTTGTCTATTTTGACTTTACAAATAATTCAAAAGATAACGAGGCATTTGTTTACAACTACAATGTTACTTGCTTTCAGAATGGCAAGGAACTTGACTATCCATTAGTCAGTTTTGATGTTGACGAATACAACAATACGGCAAGAGAATTACAGACTGGCACTAATATTACAGTCGCCAAGATATACATATTAGAAGATAAGAGTGACGTTAATTTAGAAGTAACGCCTTGGGGTTCAAACAAGAAGCTTCTAAATCTGACATTAAAAGTAGAATAAAAAATCAGAACAAGTTGGGTAGACCTGTTCTGATTAGCATGTATGAGTGAATGTAAATTAACTCATACCAATAATAACAAATAAATAGCAAAATGACAAGGACATTTCACTTAATTGTGAGGTGTCCTTTTTGTGTGCTTAGAAAGTGAGGTTTTACTATGAATTTTATTCAATATGTAAAGCAAGTGTGGAAAGCTGGTGCTAGCGGCGGTACTCCATTAAGTCCAGACAGACTTAATCATATGGAAGAGGGAATTAAGAATAACAATAGTATGATAAGTGAGCTAAACAACAATATAACTAATAATATTTGCACTAATTTATTAAACCCAACACTTGAAACTTCCTCTAAGAATGGTATTACTTGCACTAACAATGGGGATGGTACGTACACGTTCACTGGTACTGCAACAGCAGAAACAGAGTTTACATTTAGCACTATAAAGTTAAAGTATGGAAAATACAAACTGCTCGGTGCACTCGGATACCAACGAAAATCTAACAATGCATGGGTTAAAACTCTACAGGATGGCGATATTTTTGAAGTTGATGCAAATAAACCAATATTGCAAATACATATGCATTTTACACAAGGTACTACAGCAAATAATCTTAATAAAAAACCAATGATAACTACAAATCTTAACGCAACGCATGATGATTTCGTTCCTTATACAGGCGATACAGGACGGCTTAATGCAGATGTTACTTTGTTAAAAAGCAATATAGGTCAAGTTGAACTTAATAGCCCTTATGGCCTAACTACAGCAAAAACATTAAATATAGACACAATCAATAATGACAAAGGCTATATATTACGATGTCAAATAAATACTTTGCAAGGAACATTACCAACATCTGCCTCATTAATAGGTGGTAATTCATTTTTGTTAATTGGTTTTTCTAATATAGTTAATCAAAAACCTCGTTATGGTATACAGATTGCTTTTGGTTTCGGTTCAAATAAAATTGCAATAAGAAATGCACCTTATGTTGAAGGAGGGGGTAATTGGACAAATTGGAGGGCAATTTAATTGTAGCTATTAATTATGGTTGTACTGAGTTTTCTCCAAGTGCTATTAATGTTGTTTAATTAACTTAATGAATAAAAATTCAAAATAAGTATTGAAATAAAATGTTAGCAGTAGGGGCAACTTAAAAATATAAATATATAAAACTAAGGGAACGTATCAGAAAAGGTACGCTCCCTTTTTTGTTACCTATTTTTTAGGCAGAAAGGGGCGATTGAATGATAAGTGCTGTAATTATCGAGGGAGTGACATTCCCGGTAGCTTACAACGGCTACACGTACACTAGGGCGAAAATTTGGTCTAAGAACACTGGAAGAAATGATGCTGGAGATTTGGTTGGTACGTTGGTGTGTCTTAAGGATAAGGTAGAGATACAATTACCGCCGCTAACAGGGCAGCAAGCCAAAAAACTTGATGATGTAGTAAGTGATGTTAATAACCCATTCCCAACAGCACAAGTCCTATTTTTAGGCGGTCAACAAAAAGAAATGACAATATACACAGGAGATGTGACATATCCGTATCTCACAAGGGCGAAGAATGAGGACGGATTAATAGTCGGAACAAAATTAAGTTTAATTCAGAAATAAGGAGATTAACTATGAAAATAACAGGAAATGAAGTCTTAGCACATTATGAAGCATTAAGAAACGTAGCACAGCTTAAAATGAGTGGTAAGTTAGCAATTATCATTATGTCTAACATTAAGGTATTAGAACCACACTTTAAGGCGGTTGTAGAAACGATAGAAAAGATACACAAGGAAAATAAAGACGACAACGATAAGATAAAATCAGAACTTGACGAACTAGGAGAACAGGAAATAGAAGTGCTTGAATGCACGAAAGTTAACATAAGTGCATTTGATAGCTGTGAAGCTATTGAGCCAGCACAGATTATTGCACTTAGCTTTATGATTAACGATTAATCAGCAGAAAGGGGCAATCCAATATATGAAAAATATCAATTGGGGTGCGAACTTCAACTTACTGTATGCAAGATATTACAGTAAATATTTAGTTGACGGAAAAGAATACAATCAGACACTTAATGAGTTTAAGTACAGCAATATAATCAATCCAAACAATAGCATTTCCATAGGTAACACTTGCAGTAGTAGTGTTACCTTTTCTATTTTTAAGCCACAAATTACACTTGAAAATAAGGACATAACTATTTTTGAGGGCGTTAAGGGTGATAGTGGAATTGAGTATGTACAGATAGGTATATTTACTGTAACTAAAGAAGAAAGCAACGGTGAATACACCAAGTACACAGCTTATGACAAGATGTACAAAGCTGAAAAAGGTTATTTTTCTGAATTAACTTATCCTAGTACGGATAAGGCTGTTTTAGAGGAAATCTGTACAAAGTTAGGCATACAGTTAGCAACTAGCATAACAAACACGCATACAATTACAGATAAGCCACAAGGTTATACAATGCGTGAAATGATAGGCTATATGGCTACGTTGCAAGGCGGCAATGCGGCTATTAATTCTGACGGAAACCTTGAAATAAAGTGGTACAAGGATAGCGGCTACGTGCTTGACGGACACCAATACTATCAGCAAGGCGTTACTTTTACTACTAGCAAGGATTTTACGATAAGAAAACTGACTTGTAATAATACAAAGTCCGGCGATAAGGAAACTAGCACAATCACTAGCGGTAGCGGTGCAACAGGACTTAGCTTTGCTAACCCATTTATGACACAAGCAATCCTTGATGAAGTTTACAAAAAGATAGGCGGCTTTCAGTTTAGACCACTTACAGTTAAGTTTTTAGGCGATTGGCGATTAGAGGTAGGTGACATTATAACTGTTAATAAGGGCGGCGTTGATTACAAAGTGCCTATAATGCAGATAACACACGAATGTGATGGTGGTTTGATGGATACAGTTGCATCTATCGGACAATCTGACACAGAAAACAGCAACATCGCTAGCGGTCCGATAACAAAGCAAATGGAACGATACTACGCCGATTTAGTCTTAATCAATAAGGCAGTTATTGAAAATGCTGATATAACTAAAGCTAATATTGAGAGCTTAAAAGCGCACCAAGCGTATATAGACCAACTAAAAGCTAATAAGATTGAAGCTGTCACAGCGGAAATTGTTAATTTAACAGTGAGCAAGGCTACAATTAATGAAGCTAATATCGCTAAGTTGCAAGCAGATTATGCACATGTAGGTGTGTTAAATGCAGATGTAGCAGACATTAAGACATTAATGTTTGGTTCAGCGACAGGTAAAAGCTTAACAACAGAATTCGCTAATGCAGTTGTAAGTGTTATCGGCAATGCACAGATTAAAGATGCTATGATTGACAGCATAGCTGCGAGCAAGATTACAGCACTTGACCTTAATACAACTAAGTTTAAAGTCCATAGTGAAAATGGAATGTCCTACTGGCAAGACAATACAATTATCATCAAAGATACTAACAGAATAAGAGTTCAAATAGGTAAAGACGCTAATTCAGACTACAATATGTATGTTTGGGATAAATCCGGAAATCTTATGTTTGATGCCTTGGGACTTACTGAAAAAGGTGTTACAAGAAAAGTTGTTCGTGATGATGTTGTTCAAGATAATGCTAATATCAATGCGAGTAAGCTGGATATTGAAACACTATTTAATGTCATCAATAACGATAGCACCCATACACTTAAAAGCAACAAGATTTATCTTGATAACGAAAAACAGACACTTAATGTCATTATGCAAGCTATAACAAGTGGTGCTGGCAAAGATTATACTCAATGGGGCGGTATGATGAAAGTTGCTAGTGATTTTATCACTAATAAGTTGTGGTGGACTGAAAATGTTGACAATGAAAGCATTAAGACTAAGTTTTCCACTGTTAACCAGAAACTAAATAGCTACGAAATCACGTTATCTGACTTATACCAACAAACGAATGATAATTTTATGGTGTATACAGTAACAGCAACGCCTACAAAAGATAATTACCCTGCTGTTGATTGGTTTATACCCATTTATCCAGCAGACGATTTATTTCCAGATGATAATCTTACTTGGACTTACAGCAATGATGAATATGCTAAACATCGCGGAGCAATAGCGTACAACGAAACAGCTCAAAAAACTTGGCGATGGGTCAAAAATGATAAAGGTAATTGGAGTTGGAAAGAGGTATCTAACACACAATTAGCTTATATGCTTAATCAGAACGCTAGCCTTAAGATTAATCTTGATAGCATATCAACAGAATTAACACAGACAAAGAAAAATCTGACAGATAATTATAGTACAACAACTACTATGATTAACAAAATTACGCAGGAAATTAATGATAATGGTTCAAGTATTAGTTTGGCACTTAGTGGAACTTACGCTAAGTCGAGCGATTTAAAAAGTTATGCAACCAAAACAAGTCTTGATTTATACATCAAAAAAGACCCTAAAACAGGTGAGCTTAAGAGTGCTATCGAAGCTATTGCAGATACGATAAATATTACTGCAAGGGGCGGTCTTAACTTAAGCGGTAATAGGTTTACATTAAGTAGTACAAATACCAGCATTACTGCCGATGGAACAATAACTTGCAATAATTTTATTGGAAATGGCGGGAGAATAGCGCAGTGGAATATAGCTAATAATTCTATTAATTCTACTACGCCAGACGGGATGTACTGGGTTGGAATGACAACACCGTCAAAAAGTACAGATTGGATATATGCTGTAATGCATAATGAAAATACAGCAAGCAACCCTGTTTGGAAGGAACAATGGTATGTTAGGGCAGATGGACTAATGTATGCTGCCAACGCAGTTATAACAGGAACGGGTTATTTTACTGGTGGTACGATTGGTGGCTGGGATATTACATCAAATTCAATTCACAAATTTACATCTGATAATAAGTATTACGTAGGTATGAATATACCAGAAAAAAGCGATAGTTGGGTACTTGCCACGTTAACAAATGAGGGAACTACTACTGAAAAATGGAAAGAAAAATGGTATGTACGAGCTGACGGATTAATGTATGCAAGCAACGCTATTATATCTGGAACTGGATATTTAACAAGCGGAAAAATTGGAGATTGGAACATCGAGGGATATTTGCAAGCGGACACTTTGGCAAATGATGGATACTTAAGACGTGTATGGATATCACCTTATCAGCAAAATTCCGGCGATAGTACTTGGATATATTCTATTCAAAAAGGAATTCAAGCAGGGAATAATCCGCAAAAACTCTCTCCTCTGTGGACTGTTTACGGCAATGGCAATATGCTAACTCAAGATTTGAGTGTTTATGGTAATCTATTTGCAATTAAAGGTCTTAATGTAGGCGGTGATGGTAATCCTCAAATTGCAAACTTTTATTGCAACAATCCTAATTCGGATACGCAAGTTGCAACAAATGTTAGAATTTATAATAATGATACTTCTAAAAATTTTTACTCACAGACAGAAGTTTCTTTAATGGGTTCTATGATTGCTAAGTATTCAATTACTGCAATGGGCGGTTTTATTGGTACAATAGCTTCGGACTCCGACAGAAATGTAAAAAAAGATATTAAGGCATTAGAAATAGAACGGACTGCTGACTTTATATATAGCTTAATTCCAAGCGAATTTAGGATGAAAGATGGTACTTCCAACCGATTACACCACGGCTTTATTGCACAAGAAGTTAAAGAAAAAATGGGCGATAGCGATTGGGGGTTATTTATAGATAAAAAAGTTAATGACGATAACTACGAGATACAAGTTTCGGATGAAGACGGAAACACAACTAAAGAATTAACAGCAAGATATGCATTACGTTATGATGAATTAATAGCGGATTTGGTTGCAACTGTACAATCACAGAATATGCGAATTAAAAAATTAGAAAAGCAATTAAGTAATTAAGGACATCTTCGGGTGTCCTTTTTTAATACAAATTAGGAGGTAAAACACAATGTTAGACATCAACTCATCAATTCAGAAGAACGGAACATTATCTGTTCAAAACTCAGACGGAACACTTAAACAGGTGGCTTATCTGTCAGCTACAATCAGTGAAAGCGGCACAGTTAGTATGTCAGCTAGCTTTAATGATTTTGCGGCATACTTAGCAAATGATACAGCACTAGACAGCGAACTTAAGAGCTTCCTTAATGGTGTTAAAAACACTTACAAGGCAACATACAGTACAGAAGATAACACAGTTAGTTCAGATGTAACAGGAACAGTAGAAAGCGAGGTATTTTAGTATGATTAAGTGTGGAGATTTTTCAGCGTGGAATGGTGTAGTTGACTGGAACAGAGTTAAGGCGGCGGGACTTACTCACGCTATCCTTAAGGTTATCAGACGTGATTTTGACCCAGATAAGCAGTTTGAAAACAACTGGAAAGGCTGTCAGTTAGCAGGTGTACATATCTGCGGTGTATATAACTATGTATACACACCGACAGTAGAAGAAGCTATTGCGGCGGCTAACAGAGTACTTGAAGTGCTTGACGGACGTAAGGTAACTGTCTGGATGGATGTTGAAAATACTTGTATGCAAAACTTAGGTTCAGAGCTTATCGACATTATCAAGGCTTACAAAGAGGTTATTGAGGGTGCAGGATATGACTTCGGTGTATATACTGGCTTATCATTCTATGGTAGCTACATCAAACCTTATACAAACCCTAGCGACTTAGATTGTCCGTTCTGGATAGCACGTTATTACTTAGGCTATGATGAAATGCAGTTAAATGATGATGTTAATGCAGATAAGACACCCAGTATCGACCATTATCTTGCGGGGTGGCAGTATACTTCTAGCGCAAGAATTGACGGTGTAGACGGAGTTTGCGACTTATCAGAATTTTATGGTTTCCACAATGATGAAGATAACGCAGAGGATAACAGCGAAGAGGATAACGCAGAGGATAGCACAGATGAACACGTATATGCTACATACGCCGCTTACACAGACAGATGGTGGGGCGAAGTAGAGGATAGAGAAGATTGGGCTGGTGCGGGCGACAATAAAGCTATCACAGCGCTTATTATCAAGGTTAGCAGAGGTTCAGTAAAGTACAGAGTTCATACACTTAATGGCAATTGGCTTCCTTACGTTACTGACTTTGATTATAATGATTTCAACAACGGCTTTGCGGGCGACCAGAAAACGCCGATAGACGCCGTAGAAATCATCTACTATACACCAGAGGGCGAGCCTTGGAAGTATGCTAAGTACATGGTATCTGTATTTAACAACCGCAACTTCTATCCAGAGCAGATAGATGATGAAACATCGAACGGAATGGACGGATATGCAGGCGTTATGGGCAATGCGATTGATAAGTTCCAGTTAGTTGTCGAATAAGGTCAAAACAACACGACCGAAAGTATTTGAAATATACTAAAAATAAATGTATAATGAACTTGTCTTTGAGAAAAGACCCTTAAACATTTTCAAGTTCTGGCAGGCGATATTGTTTGATTGGCGTTGGCAATATCGCCGCTACACTTGACACGATAGAACGTGTGTTCTATAATAATCGTATCGCTATCAAACGTGCAAGGGCAAGAGAGGGGAGTGCAGGTTTATGAGTAATGAGGAATACAGGCAAAAGATAACAAAAATGATTAATAAAATAGAAGATAACTGGATATTAGAACAAATATTTAAGTTTATATGTAATATGACGAAAGAGAGGGTTTAAACCCTCTCTTTCTTACTTTTCGTCTAGCAATTTCTTTGCGATACTTTCCAAGCATTCCCAATCTTTAGGCTCAAGCCTTGCCAATGCGTTAACAAGCTTCTTTTCAAAGCTGTCATCGTTCAATTCCATAACTTCATTAACAAAAGCACCAATCTCTTGTTCTCTTGTACGAGATTTAAACATTTTTCCGTTTCCGGTTCGCAGCCATTCTTCATTTACATTAAGAATAGAACATAAAACTTTAATTGATTGTTCTGAAAGATTTCTATTGCCATTTTCAACTAACGAAATGTAGTTTTTGGTAAGCCCTAGCTTTTCAGCAAATACATCTTGCGACATTTTTAATTCTTTTCGCAAGGCTTTTATCCGCTCGTTCACACTTCTCACCTCCTTGCATATATACAATAACATTAAAGTCACACAATGTCAAACTTTTTTCACTAAAATATGTTGACAGGTATTACTGGGTATGATATTATAATCACACAAAGTCAAATAGAAAGGAAGTGAATTGAATGAGTGAAAAGGAAAAGGAAATCATCAAGAAGTTATCCGATACAATTCCGAAACTTGATGATAGCAAGAAAAATTACATTCTTGGTGTCGCTGAGGGAATGGCAATGGTAAGAGAGAGTGAAAAGACAGAAAGAAAGGAGTAAGAATGAGTAAAATCAAAAAATGTGTAAGCATATTTTTGAATAAGCATTTTGTGAAATGGAAATTTTTACAGAGTACATTTGTTATTCCATTTCAAAAAAATGGGAAGATGTATTTGCATATTTCACAGGTTTGTGAAAACGGAACAAGAGTTATAAAAAGAACTTTCCTCATTGAGCATTTGGTTGATGATAACTTGGCGGTTACGAACCAAACACTCGCAGAGGAAAAAAGAGTGTTTAAAAACCCTACATTATTTTAATCCATGTAGTATATCCACACTCATCACACTCTGGTAATGTTTCACCACGATGTTTTATAGAAACAATTCCGTTGCCGTTTTCATTACCACACTGCATACATACATATGTACCGCAGTTTACAGTGTTGTATGTACTAAATGTTTCAGAGTGACGATTATTCATATTTTCACCTCTTTTCTCAATAGAATAAGAGGATTATAACACAGAAATGCAGAAAGGAGTTATATGAATAATTTACAGATTTTTAGCAATTCAGAGTTTGGAGAAATCCGAACTATTACTAAAGATAATGAACCTATGTTTTGCTTGGCTGATGTGTGCAAGGCATTAGAAATATCAAATGTAGGAAATGTTAAGCAGAGGTTATCTGAAAAGGGTATCCATACTGCGGACACCCTTACAAAGGGCGGAATGCAGAAAATGACATTTATTAGTGAGGCTAATCTATACAAGACAATCTTTCAGAGCCGTAAAGAAAGTGCAGAGAGATTTACAGATTGGGTTACAGGAGAGGTTCTTCCGTCAATTAGAAAGACAGGTAGTTATAGTATGCCAAAGACAACAGGCGGTCAGATACAGTTATTAGCACAGGGGTATACAGAACTTGAACAGGCTGTTAACTCTATCAAGGAAGATATGACAGAGCTTAAGGATAACACACCCCTTTACGGCTGTGAGATTGATGAGGTCAAGCAGCACGTTAATAGAAAAGGCGTAATTGTACTTGGTGGCAAGGATAGCGAAGCTTATAAGAATGGCAGTATTCGCAGTTCAGTATATTCTGACATATATAAGCAGTTAAAACGTGAGTTTGGTTGCGTAACAACATATAAGAGCATAAGAAGAAAGTACATTGATAATGTACACAAGTTTATAGATGATTATGCGTTGCCTATGGTCCTTGCTGAACAGGTAAAAGAAGCTAACGCACAGATGAGTATGAGTTTTTAAGGAAAGGAGTAAGAGTTGAAAAGACAAAGATACACAATAACAGACAAAAACGGAAAAAGCGTAATTGCCGAGAAAGAAGCTTCTCGTTTTATAAGCATTGATGAATTTGCACAGCATATCGCTATGGATATTGTGGATGATTACAGAAATATTAAAAGCGGCGATAAGCGCCTTGAAGAAACTAACATTGAGCTATCAATCAAAGTACTTACCGCCATTTCCCCAGTGATTGAAGCGTTTAGAAGTGCTTCAGGTTACGGAACGGATTACACACAGGAAGTTGGCAAGTCAGCGTTTTAAGAAAGGAATGTGTTTATGGAAAAAGAAGTGCAGGCAACACCACAGTATAGCATATCAGTAGAGGAATTGATAGCAGAAAGAAACAAGTTGGAAAACTCTATTGCGGCATACAAGAAAGCAAAGAGAGACAGTAGGATAGCTGAATATTTATGGATTTTATCAGCAATATTATTTATTGTGCAAATGATATTTCAGCTTATTAATTAGAAAGGAGTTTTAGCAGATTGATATTTATTATTTCTGAAAAAGGCGAAAGAGAGCAGATTAATGAGGTGGAAAAACTTGAAATCCTGGCACACATTGGCAGAAGAACAAGTTACCTCTTAGGAAGAAATAAGAATTGTGAACTCTTAAGAAGAGTAGTTGTAAAAGATATTTTAGGGCAGTTAAAGCACGAATACGGGTGTGGTTTGAGCGAACTTAAAAAGAAGTACATAGCAGACACTCACGATTATATCGACTGCTACGAACTGCCTATGATAATGAAAGAGAGATATAAGCTATGATACAGGGGTTTATGTTGGGCGTTGTTGTCGGAATGATACTAGAAACTATATGTATTGTAGTTACAACATTAAAGATTAAAGCAAAAGAAAGGAAAGAACAATATGAAACAGGTAAACGAGAAAGTAATAACAGTACAGGATTGCATTGATATGTACGAGAAAAAGGATATGTATACAGTTATTGACGGCGGTAAAGTTGTTGGATTTGTAGAAAAGAGAGAGGAGAACTAAAGATGAAAGAGAGAAATAACAATATTACAGTTTTTGGGTTAGTTGCGGAAGAGCCAGTTTTCAATCACGAAGTTTTTGGAGAAAAATTCTTTAAGATGATGATTTCGATTGACAGGGTTAGCGGAGCAGTAGATACACTTCCTGTTCTTATATCTGAAAGAATTGTAGATATGAAAGAATTGAAAACAGGCACTTGCGTAATGATTACAGGAAGAATAAGAAGCTACAACGAGCATATAGGTGAAAAAAGCAAGTTAATATTAGCAATCTTTACTGAAAATATAGAGATATATGAAAACGAGGCAGAACCGCCTTTTAATAATGATGTAGTTCTTAGAGGTTTTATTTGCAAAGAACCTATATACAGGGTAACACCACTTGGAAGAGAAATAACAAATGTTCTCATAGCTGTTAACAGAGCATATGGCAAGTCAGACTATATACCTTGCATAACTTGGGGCAGAACAGCTAAGTTTGTCGGTCACTTGCCAGTAGGAACACATATAGAAATGACAGGTAGGTTTCAGTCAAGACCTTATACAAAGAAGATAAGTGAAGACAAAATCGAAAACAGAGTAGCTTATGAGGTATCAGTAGGCAGAGTTGAGATTGTAGAGGAAAAGGAGAATGCTGATGAATAGTGATATTACAGTTTCGGAATTAGCTGCTATGGCAGCAGATAATGAAAAGCGTTGTCAAGTATGGCATCCAGTTCAAGGTGTTATATTTGATGGCACGTTTGATGAACTTGACAGACGGCATTATCTGGCAGATAAGACAGTTGATAACTTCTCAATAGAAGATGATGTATTCATTATGAATATATAAATAAAGAAAGGATATGTTTATGGAAAGAGCAATTTTAAAAAAGGTAGTACTTGAAAACTTTATGTGTTATGCACACGCAGAATTTGACTTCTATGCCATTACAAAAATTGTGGCTAAGAATGGCAAGGGCAAGTCGACTATTGCAACGGCTTATCTGTGGTGCTTGTTTAACTGCGATTATGAATTAAAGGATAATCCGGTTGTAAGAAGAGAGGTTGACGGAAAGTCCGTTGATGATATGGATACAAGTGTTGAGCTTACACTTGATGTTGACGGAAAAGAAGTAACTATGAAGAAAGTACAGAAGCGTACCTACAGCAAGGACGGCAGCAGTTATAAGGACGATAACAAGTATTTCATCAATGATGTGCCTAAGACATTAAAGGACTTCAATGCGTACCTTGATGTTGATATGAATGTGTTCAAGATGTGCAGTAATGTAAATGCTTTTCTTAATCAGAAGCCAGCAGAAATGAGAGAATACTTATTTGGTCTTGTAGGAGATGTTACAGACCTTGATATAGCTTCACAGAAAGCTGAATTAGCCGAGTTAGTTCCTATGCTTAATAAGTATACAGTTGAGGAATTATCCGCTATGAATAAGGCTACCAAGACCAAAATTACAAAGGATTTGCCTATTCTTGACGGACAGATTAAGGAAAAGGAGCGTGACATTCAGCTTAAACAGGCTATTGAAGTATCTAACCTTGAATTACAGAAGAACAGCCTTAAAGAGCAGATTGCTGATTGCATGGCAAAGCAGACCGACAATGACAAGTTGATAGCTGAATATGACAAGGCTAGTTCGGATATTCTCAATCTTAAATTTGAGCTTAGTGATATGTCGCGCAAGGCTAATGAGGACAATGTTAAGGCCAGGAGAGAGATTGAGGACAAGATTTCTGATAAGCAGTTTCTTGTTAGGCAGACAGAAAAGACTATCAGTGAGACAGAACGCTGCATTGAATTGTCGAAGCAGACTATTGAGAGTATAACCGGATATCTCAATGCGGAACGTAAGAAGTGGATGGAGGAGAATAACCGTCAGTTTGATGAGAATAGCCTTATCTGCCCTTACTGTGGTAATGAATACAGTGAGGATAAAAAAGAGCAGTTAAGAGCCGACTTCAAGAAGCACAAGGTTGACACGCTAAAGGCTATCACCGATAACGGAAACCTTTACGCAGACAGATTGAGCAAGGAGAGGAAAACACTTGCAGGCCTCGAAGCAGAGTCGCCACAGCATAAAGAAAGCCTTGTAATGCTGAATATGACTATCGCAGACCTTGAAAATCAGTTATCCGCACTTCCTGCAAGCATTGATGTGTCAGCCACAGAAGAATACAAGGCACTTGAACAGAAGATTGCTGAAAGAGAAGAAGCTATGCACAAGGCTAACGATATTTCAACAGCCAAGGCAGAATTAAAGGCACAGGAAACAGCTTTAAGGCAGCAGTTAACAGAATGTGAAAGCAAGATTGCAAAGTCTGATACGGCAGCAGACGAACAGCGACTTGAAGAATTAAAGCAGACAAGGGTTGATTCTGAACAGAATAAGGCTAATGCCGAGAAAATCCTTGATTTACTTGACGAACTGGATAAGGCAAAGAATGAAGCCTTGACAGAAGCGGTAAACAGCCACTTTGGGTTAGTTAAGTGGCAGTTATTTGAATATGCTAAGAATGGCAATTACAAAAGTTGCTGCATACCTACTGTTGACGGAAAGAGCATTTTAACAACTATGTCTAACAAGGGTAACAGGATTTTAGGCAGAGTTGATATTTGTAATTCTATTCAGAAAATTAGTGGCATATCAGTGCCTATTATTTTAGACGATAGTGAGAGTTTAGATGAAGATAATCAGAAAAAAGTTGCTGAAATGGTAGATAGCCAGTTGATTATGCTGATTGTTAATGATAGTGAGAAATTAGAGATTGTGGAGGGATAATATGACTTCTATATTAGAACGCTCATTCAATTTCAATGGCTTTAACTGTTATGTGATAATGCGGCATATGGGCGACAACTGTTACAGATGTGGATATGTGCAGGTTTCCAAAAGGTTGCCTATCAATACAGCAAGTATAAATTGCCACGGCGGCATTACATATGCAAACAAAGAAGCACCTAGTCCGCTTGAAATTGATGATAAAAACAAGTGGTACATTGGATTTGATTGTGCTCACGCATTTGATACTACGGATTTTTGGACTGTAAGCAGGGTTAGCAACGAATTAAGACAGATTGTCGGTCAGATTTTAAGTGGAGAAAGGTAGGAAAGTAATTATGGCAGAGAATACACAGTTAGTTGAATATGAATCAAATGGAGAAATGGTAAAAATTTCTCCAACAATGATAAGAAGATATCTTGTAAATGGCGGCGGTAATGTATCTGACGGAGAAGTAATGATGTTTATGTCATTATGCAGATACCAGCACTTAAATCCGTTTTTGAGAGAAGCATACCTTATTAAGTACGGAAGTAACGACCCAGCCACAATAGTTACCGGAAAAGATGTTTTCACAAAGAGAGCCAATGCAGACCCACGATATAAGGGAAAGAAAGCAGGAATCGTTGTAATTAAAAAGGACGGAACAGTTGAAGAACGAGAGGGAACAATGGTTTTACCTAACGAAACTATCGTAGGCGGCTGGGCGAAAATCTTTATCGACGGAAAAGAGGACGAGTATCAGTCAGTAGGCTTTGATGAGTATGCAGGAAGAAAAAAAGACGGCTCGCTCAATAGTCAATGGGCGAAAAAACCAGCTACAATGATTAGAAAAGTAGCTGTTGTACAGGCTTTGAGAGAAGCTTTCCCGGACAGATTTCAAGGGTTATATGCGCAGGAAGAATTTCAGAATATATCAGATGTGAAACTTGATACAGAAAAGGTTGTTGCTGATGAGATTAAAGAAAACGCAAACAGCGTTGATTTTGAAGAAAGCGACATTATCGAGGGCACAGCCACGGAAGTAACCGAAGAACAGGCAGAAGATAACACATTACCGCCATTTATGCAGGCAGAATAGGAGATTGAGTATGAGAATAATTTCGCAGGACGGAGCATTAGATGTTCCATATAATGATTATCAATTATTTGTTATTGGTGCTAAATATGATGCAAAAGTAGCACGTATATATTGCCAAAACTCATACGCACCAAGTGTAAAAATTGCTGAATACTCAACCAACGCAAAGGCACTTAAGGCTATGGAAATGCTTAGAAAAGTGTATGAAAATAATGTGTTTTATCATTGCACAGCCAGTTCAAAGCGCTTTGAAGAAGTACAGCGTATTTTGAGTGAGGAACAATTCCGGAAAGCTACAACAGAGTACTTTCAGTTTCCACAGGATGATGAAATCGAGGTGTGAGTATGAAATTAAAATGCTTAGGCTCATCGTCAGCCGGTAATTGCTATCTGCTAACTTCCAACAGTGGAGAAACACTTATCCTTGATTGTGGAATACCGATTAAGGAGATTAAAAAAGGCTTAGATTGGAACATTAAAGGTATTATGGGTGTGTTATGCACCCATAAGCACCTTGACCACAGCAAGTCATTAAAAGATTTTAAATCTATGGGAATACCGATTTATGCACCATATTTGAAGATTGATTATATGTCAATGAATATGGGCGAATTTACAGTAAAGCCCTTTGATTTAACAACAATAGACGGAAGCTGGACACATACAGACGCAAACGGCGAACCTTGCCCGATATTCGGATTTCTGATTACACACCCAGAAATGGGGAAAATGCTTTACATAACGGATTGTGAGGTTGTCAAGTGGAAGTTTAAAGGCATAAATCACATTCTCTTAGGTGTGAATTATGACAAGGATTTAATCGACAGGGATAACACAGGCAAAGCCAATCACGTATTCAGAGGTCATTTATCCATTGACACGGCTTGCGATTTTGTTAAGGCAAATTATTCAGATAGCTTGCAGAATGTCATAATGTGCCATTTATCAAGTGAAAATGCTGATAAGGATAGTTTTATCGCCAAGATGAAAAATGCTGTAAATGGGGCGAATGTGGACGTTGCAGAACAGGGCAAGAGTTGGATTTTAAGGAAAGGAGATGAATGTCCGTTTTGAGAATAGAAAGGACAAGATATGTCGTTATGAGACGAAATCGTACTGAAATATGGTGCGGTTTATCAAGAGAATTTCATTTTGTCAAAGTTGATGAATTGAAAGATACGGCAATTAAAACATACAGAACAGCAAAACAGGCTGAAAGTGGTTGTTCTTCTTGGGATAGAGATTTTGAAATTGTTGAGTGCAAAGAAATTATTGATATAGGAGAATAGCAATGATTAAAGGCAGAAAAGTCTACGACTCATTAACTGATACTTGGAGCACAGGCTATTGGGTTGCGGATGATAAAGGAAATTATTACCCTGTGTGGTAGAAAGGAACAGAAATGGAGAGATTAACAGATATAATCAATGGCTGGACTTTTGAAGAAACTATTAAGACTGCTGAAAGCCTTATGGAAGCTGAAAAGAATATGTTTAAGTGGGATGTGTTAAGGCATTTAAGAGATTTTGCAGAGAATTACAGAGAACAGATAAAGGAATATCAACAGTTAGAAGAACAGGGCAGACTTCTGAAATTGCTATGCAATAGAGGAGACGAGGTTTACTTTATAAAGTCTGCTTTTTCATTAGCTCATTTTTCTATTAAGGCAAAGATAACAAGAATTTGCGGGGTTGATTGCGACAATGATGTAATGTATGTATCAAATACAGAATACAACGGAATAGACCGCCACTTTAAGCAATCTGATATTGGCAAAACAGTATTCCTCACAAAAGCCGAAGCAGAAGCAAGACTGAAAGAATTGAGAGGTGAAGAAAATGAAAGTAGTAATTGACATACCTAACGATTTCACAGGAGATTATATTGCTGACAAATTCAAAGATTTCTTTTCAAGGATTATTGCGGATGTTGATTGCAAAGGTATGTGTGGTAGATACGAGAAAGAAATTGCTGAAATGTTTTTAAAAGCATTTGATGATAGTGAAGAAAAGATTTCTTGTAACTGCAAGCACAACAACAATCCTAGAGACAATGAGCCTTGTTGCAGATGTGACAGCAGAATGACCAACGCTGACAGAATAAGAAATATGACGGATGAAGAGTTGACAGAATTTCTTGTCGGATTTAAAAACACATTCGGCGAGGAATACGAGGGAGAAGCTAGTTGTATGGAATGGCTTCAATCAGAAGCGGATAGGAGAGAATATGGCAAGAATATTTAGAGTTAGTGGCTATTTAGTTTGCGATAGAGAAACTACAGCAAAAGAATTGGAAAGTTATTTTGATACTATGCCTGGCGAATGGTGGCAGCAGTTTCATATTGAACAGTCGGAAGAATTTAATCTTGATGGCGAAGATAAGCCAAACTGTGACCTTGCATTACTCACAAGGCATTTTAAGGCAGATAACATCAGTACAGAATTTGACAGACCTTTACCACAGAAAGGCGAGAAATATAAGCATTTTAAGATTGGCAAGATTGTTACTATTATCGGTATTTCAAGGCACACCGAAACCGAGGAAATTTCAGTTGTATATGAATATGAGAGGCATATCTGGAATAGACCTCTTGAAATGTTTATGAGCGAGGTTGATGAGGAAAAATATCCTAATGCAGAACAGAAATACAGATTTGAGTTAGTAGAAAGTGAGGAAAATAGATGAATCGTGTGATTTTATGCGGAAGAGTTGTTAGAGAACCGGAAATTAGATATTCGCAGACAGTAAACGGAAGTATGGCGGTAGCAAGGTACACATTAGCTGTTGACAGAGCTTTCAAGAAAGAGGGTGAACAGGCAGCAGACTTTATTAACTGTATCGCATTTGGCAAGAATGGAGAGTTTGCAGAGAAGTATTTGCATCAGGGAACTAAGATAATCGTTGAGGGCAGATGGCAGACAGGCAATTATACTAACAAAGACGGACAGAAAGTCTACACTAATGATTGCGTTGTTGAAAGACACGAATTTTGCGAAAGCCGTGCTAATCAGCAGAACAATAATAACAATGGAATTATGGGCGGTAATGCTAGTTCAGACAGCTTTATGTCAATTCCAGACAATGTAGCTGATGAGGGATTACCATTTAATTAAAGAGGTGTGAGTATGGGACTGATTGACGCTGATAAATTAATTGAGGATATTCACAAAAGAAATTATATCAGTAAGGCTTTATCTGAAATATTTGAAACTATCATTGATGAACAACCAATAGCTTTTAGTATGGGAGCTAAACCTATTGATAATTTCGTAGACCCGTTTAAATCAAGAACCGCAACGGAAAATAACCTTGTTGAAGAAAATGCAGAACAATTAACGGTTAATGATATTGATAAGGTTGTGAAACAGCTTGAAGACGAAAGAGAGCTATCATACGCAGATTTTGACAAATATGTTGAAGAAGTCAGTCCTTGTCTTGATGCAGAATATGATGATAGTTTTCAAAGAGGTTTAGAAAGGGCAATTAAGATAACAAAGGCAGGTGGAATTAATGGATAGAGATTGCAATAAATGTATACATCATACTACAGGAACTTGCAGTACTTTTAACTGTGAGTTTGTAACAGCTGATAATGTAAGAAATAAGGCTATTGACGATTTTGCAAAAGCTGTTGAAGATGCAGGGCTTATCTTTGTTGATGATATGTTTAAGCTAGAAGAGCTTGCGGAACAGCTAAAGGCAGGTGATAACAGTTGAATTATCAGAACATAGCAAGAGCCAAGGCGATAGAACAGGAAAACAAAAAGCGACTATTGAAGCTAAACTCGAAACTGAATGACAAAAGCGGAATATATTTTCTACTCCGAGAAGATGAAAACGGATTTAAGTATGCGTATATCGGGCAGGCGTTACATACACTTAGCAGATTGGCAAGCCACCTTGTAGGTTATCAACAGCACATAGACCTTAGTTTGAAACGCCATAAACTGTACGACAAAGAGAAAAACCCTTATGGTTGGCGAATTGAATTTCTGAATTTCCCCGAAAGTCAGCTGGACGAGAAAGAGAAGCATTACATCAAGCTATATGCTGATAAAGGTTATCAGCTTAGGAATGTCAGTTTAGGCGGACAAGGAGAAAATCGTGCTAGTGGTTCAATAGGCGAGAGAAAAGCACCTAAAGGCTATATGCAGGGCATACAGCAAGGCAAAAAGGTTTTGGCGAGGGAATTATCATCTATCGCAGAAAAGCACCTTATAATCCACTTAAAGCCAGAAAAAGAGCACAATAAGGTATCGCAGAAACAGTATGAGAAGTTTATGGATTTATTGAAAGCGGGTGATTTAGAATGAGAATTTTGAGCAGTAAAGATTATTCTTGGCTTATGGACCGAATAGAAACTCTTTCCAATGAAAATGAAAGATTGCAGATGAAAGTTGATGAAATAACAAAAGAACAGCCTAACGATTGTAAAAGCAATGAGGGAAGTCACTTTTGCAGTATTTGCAAATTTGGCTATTTGAGAACAAGGAATCCGTTTGGGGCAGATTTTTACGCTTGCAGTAAGACAGTGCCTTGCGAGGACTTTAAAAGAAAAGAAAATAACTAACTAAAAATCAAAGAAAGGAATAGGTTGTCGCGACATAAAACCGAGGTTTCCTTTTGGTAGATTTAGAATGTATAAAAAGAAAATTAAATGCGAGATATATCGTGATTCAATGCAGAATTACAAGAAATATGCAATACCGCCAGCACAGTTGATTATAGCTGATGTTCCTTATAACGTCGGGAACAACTTCTATGGCAGTAACCCTATGTGGTATAACGGTGGCGACAACAAAAACGGAGAGAGCAAACTTGCGAAAAAGGCGGCTTTCAATTCGGATTTTAACTTTAATTTGTATGAATACTTCCATTTTTGTTCAAAGATGTTGAAAAAAGAGGACACAAAGCCTATTGCAAGGGGCAGAAGCAGTAATAGCCCTTGTATGATTGTATTTTGTTCATTTGAACAGTTATCAACATTGATTGCCGCGGCGAAGAAACACGGATTTGTTAATTACATACCGCTTGTATTCTGTAAAAATTACAGTCCACAGGTACTTAAAGCAAATATGCGTATCGTAGGTGCTACAGAATATGCACTTGTACTGTACCGAAATAAGTTGCCAAAATTCCGAAATGGCTTGCAGGTTGATGAAAACGGAAAGAATATCAGAGGCACAGGACATATGGTATTCAACTGGTTTAACTGGGAGAAAGATGGGAAAGACATACCGAAAATTCATCCGGCACAGAAGCCGGTTGCAGTCCTTAAAAAGCTGATTGAGATTTTTACAGACGAGGGAGATGTTGTTATTGACCCTTGTTGTGGTAGCGGTAGCACACTAAGAGCCGCCGCAGAACTTGACAGAAGTGCATACGGATTCGAGATTGACAGAAACTTTTACGAGCGTGCAAAGAATGAAATGCTTGTATTTGAAAAGGACAGTCAAATGAATATAAGTGATTTTATAGGAGATACAGTATGAAAGACGAAACAAAGCAGGAAATACAGATTTTACTTGACCTACTCAAAGGCAGTCTTACAAGAAATGGTGTAAGTATGGCAACCGACAATAGTGGTAACTTGATGTTCTTTGATACAACAACTTACATCAAGAGTAAAGGTAAGGAATTTGACGGATTCAGAGTTAATATCAACGATTTAGTGAAGTAACAATGTGACAGAACTTGAAGAGGTAATTATGGCAGGCAATTTTATTAAAATTGACAGAAAAATTTTAAAGTGGGAATGGTGGAGTGACATTAATACATTCAGACTTTTTATGTATATGTTGATAAGTGCCTATTGGAAAGACGGAAATTATAAAGGCAAGATAATTGAAAGAGGGTCTTTCCCCTCTTCAATATCTGAATTATCAAAAGAAACTAATTTGTCTGTAATGGAAATTCGTACCTCACTAAAACACTTACAATTAACAGGCGAAATAACAAGCAAAGCAACAAACAAATTCACGATATTTACTGTGGTTAACTACAATTTGTATCAAACGGATAACAAGCAAGATAACAAACAAATAACAAGCAACTTAACAAACAATCAACAAACAGATAACATTCTATTAACAAACTCTATATTAAAAGAAAGTAAGAATGAAAGAACAGAAGAAATTAAAGAAGATAAGAATACAGAAAAAGATATTACTAACGTAATATCCAAAAAGAAAAGTTATTATCCAGATGATGAATTACTTGATGAAGCATTTAACGAGTATGTGACAATGCGTAAGAGGATTAAAAAACCTATATGCACCGACAAGGCATTGCATAGGGCTATGAATACTCTTGAAAAGTTGTCTGGTGGAGATAATGACTTAGCGGTTAAAATTCTTAATCAGTCAGTAGACCATTGCTGGCAAGGATTGTTCGGGTTGAAAGAAGATAATTCTAATAAACAAGGCAATCAGAATTTCAATAAGGGTGCTATTGATTGGGATAATGTGTAGAGGAGAAAAATTATGTATTCAGATACGATTTACGAAATCACAGTTAATGATAGTGAAAGAGCGGTTATTGAAGATATATTAAATATATTAGATAATTGCCCTATTGATTTGGGTAATTGTGATTATGTGGATATTTTTAGAAGCATAGCAAATAAAAGCTCAAATGTAGACGCAGATGGTATCAAAATTTTATATGAATTAGGAGGTAGCAACGCTTGACAAGAGAAGAAACAGTTAAAATTATCCGCATTATATGTGATTGCTACCCTAACTACAAGCCTAACAACCTATCCGAGACAGTAGATGTGTGGAATATGATGTTGGAAAATTACAGTTATGAACAAGTATCAGTCGCACTTAAAGCATATATCAACTCTGATATAAGTGGATTTGCCCCAAGTATAGGACAGTTGATAGGTAAAATACAGACTATATCACAATCACAGGAACTTGACGGAATGGCAGCTTGGGGGTTGGTTAGTAAGGCGTTACGGAATGGCACATATGGGGCAGTTGAAGAATTTAACAAGCTACCACCATTAGTCAGACAAGCGGTTGGCATGCCAGACAACCTTAAAAACTGGGCGACATCAGATTATCAGACGATAGAAACAGTAATACAATCGAATTTCTTAAGAACTTACGAAACAGTTGTTAAGCGTGCGAATGAAATAAATCGTATGCCGGACAATATTAAATCACTTATCGAAAAGACGAATGCAAATTCGTATAAGGCTCAAATCGAGCAAAAATTCCAAAGAGATATAAATACATTACAAATTAAAGAAAATGCCCTTATCGGTCAAAATACAAACGCAGAAGAATATATTGAAGCACCTAAAGAAGTACAAGATAGAATTGACAGAATGAGAGGTTGATTTTTAGTGGAAACAACGCCAATTAGTCCACAGAAGAAATTATATAATTATCGCCGAGATAATGGATTGTGTCCTAAATGTGGCAAGCCACTTGATAGAAAAGGCTTTTATTGCGAAGAATGTAAAGAAAAGCATACAGCTTATCAAAGAGAAACTAGAGAATTATGTAGACAGCTTAGGATATGTCCGGAATGCCGTAAAAATAAACTTGCAGGCGAAGAAAAGATATGCCCGGAATGTTTAGCTAAGAAAGCAGAATACAGAGCCAGTCACCCAATAAGTGATGATAAGCGAAGACAAAACAACGAAGCGTTTAAACGGTATTCAAGAAACTTATACGCTGAACGCAAGAAAACCGGCACATGTGTTAGATGTGGAAAGGCTAAAGCTGTTAAGGGTAAAGCGAAGTGTTTTGTATGTCAGAGCAAAGATAATGCTATCCACAGAAAAAGAATTGAAAATAGGCAGAATATAAAAGAATATCGCAAAGAAAATTACTTGTGCTATCGTTGTGGAGAACCTATTGACAGACCGCAAGGACAGTTGTGTCAGAAATGCTGGCAGACAGACTATGAAAGGGGTAAAAGCCTTAAGAATGATAATAGCAAGCATTTATGGCGGTATGATAATCAATTTTTAAGAAAGCGGTGAACAAATGGAAGAAGAGAAAGATGAAATTATGCAAAGAATACAAGAATTAGAGTACTCAATGCATATCCACACTTTAATTCTGAAAGAAATGCAAAAAGTTTTAGAAGAAAATGTTCAAAACCAAGTTTCAGTACAAAAAATAATAAAGAAAATTGTCAAAATACTTGATAAATAAGGAGTATGTATGAGTAAGTCAGAACAGAAAAAGTTTAAGGAGCAAATGTTACGTGTTCAGATGAATAGGATTAGTAATGAACAGCAGAAGAAAAATTTTGAATCAGCATTAATATTAATTTTATGGGTGCTGCATGATAAATTCGGTTTCGGACAGCAGAGATTAACAAAAGTACAAAAAGAGCTTAAAGTACTTATAGATAACTACAATGACGGATTATTCACAGCAGAGGAGCTTGTTAATCAGTTATACGAAGAAACAGGAATAGAACATATTAAGTTTAAATAAGGAGATTGGCTTATGAAGTTTTCAGAACTGACTAAGCCGGAACTTGATGAGATAATTAAAAATGCCAATTTTACAGAAGAAGAATTGAGAATATTCAAGTTACTATCACAAGGCAGAAGCATTACAGAAATTGCTATGCGGCTGTCCGTGTGTGATAGAACAGTCAATCGCAAGATAAACAAAATTAAAAAGAAAATAAGTAAGTTGGAGGTTATAAATGATTAGGGTTACTCAAAATGGCGAAGACGTAAAAACAGAAAACATAACTCTTTCAGACAGCTTACTAAAGATAATTGCAGAGATAATTGACAACAAGTAAATATGTGTTACAATGTGCCGTAGAACGTGATAAATGCGGCACATTTATTTATATTATAAGGAGATAAAATATATGGAATGTGTTGCTTATATGAGAGTATCTACTGAAAAACAGGCTGTTGAGGGCAATGGACTTGATAGCCAAAAAAGAGACATTGAAAATTATTGTAGGAAAAATGAGCTTGTAATAACAGATTGGTATATTGACGATGGTTACACAGGTACAAATATGGATAGACCGGAACTTCAAAGACTTGTGAATGATTGTAGCCGCAAAAGAGTAAGTTGTGTTGTTGCTTTTAAGCTTGACCGATTATCAAGAAATATGATTGACGGAATATATCTTATCGAGAAAGTATTTCAAAAGTATAATGTCGTGTTTAAATGTGTTCACGATAGCGTAAATTATGATAGCCCAATGGAGCAGGCGTACACACAAATGATGGCTGTATTTGCACAGCTTGATAAAAATACTATGATGTTGCGTATGCGTGGCGGTATGCTTGAAAGAATTAAGCAGGGTTACTGGATGGGCGGTGGCAATTTGCCGTATTGTTATTCCTACAGTAAGGAACAAGGTATATTAATACCTATCCCGGAACGTGCAGAACAAGCAAGAAAAGGTCTTGAATTATTCATATCTGGCTATTCAGATGCGAAAATTAAAGAAATTTGTGGCTTTAAGTCTGAACTTGTTACTAGAAGCATTTTGACCGGCGCTGTAAATATCGGAATGATACCTTACAAAGGCAAAATATATCAAGGAAAACACGAACCTATTTTTGATAAAGATAGGTTTAATCTTGGATTAGAACTAAGAAAGTCAAGGTGTTCGGCAAAAACTTACTGCATAACTGAACCTAATTTATTGACCGGATTATGTTATTGTGGCATTTGCGGCTGTAAAATGCGTTATCAAAAATGGGGCAGTAAAAAGCATAAGATTTATTGCTGTTCAAGAAATAAATCACTTTCATATCTGCCTAATTATAATGCAAGCTGTAATAATTCGCTTGAATGGGCGGACGAGATAGAGAAACAAGTGGAAGAAGAAATCCTTAAAATATCGCTTGATTTATCATCTTACAAGCCAAAAGAAAAGGCGACAAAACTTGAAATTATGCAATCACAGCTTGAAAAAGAGCAGATTAAGTTGAAAAGATTATATAATCTATACGCTGATGGGAATGATACTGTCTTGGAAATGATTAAGGAGCTTGAATCGCAGATTAAAGAAATGAAATCAAACATTGCTGCTGAAAGCAAAAATGCAATCAATACACAGAAAAAAGAGTTTGTTTACGAGAACATAAAAAAACTTGCCGACATTTGGGACAAGGTCGACAAGAAACAAAAGAACTTGATACTAAAGACTATAATTGACAAGATAGTAATTGTCAATGGGAATATTGAAATACAGCTTAAGAATTTTTAGCATAAACTTAATGCAGTTCCTATAGCATATAGGAAGTGCTAATGCCGCATTTATCACGTTTTACAATTATATAATTTCAGCATTGTCGCTTATATGTCGCACATATGTCTATTATGTGTCGCTATAAGTGATTTTTTTTATGCAAAAATGTAACTAGAAAGAGAGGTAATGTGAATGTTTTCTGATGAAGTTAGAGAAAAAATCTTAAGCAAAGAAGAATTACAAAAACTTGACTTAGTGACATTATCTCTTGTTATCCACGCAATCGAGGAAGTTTTAGAGGAGGCAGACAATGAACAATCCTTATCAGCAACCGATTATGAGTAATTATGTACCTCAATATGGAGCATATCAATATAATCCTATGGCAAATATCCAGAGATTTCAGCCGCAGGAGCAGATGCAGCAATCACAAGTTCAGCAAACTATTCCACAGCAGATAATAGGTATTAACGGCAGAGTTGTGCAAGCAGTTGAAAATATAAACGCTAACGAGGTCCCTATGGATGGCTCAATGGCATTTTTCCCGAAGCAGGATATGTCGGAGATTTATGTTAAGGGCTGGAATGCTGATGGAACAATTAGAACGATTGTGTATAAGCCTTATACAGACCCTAAAGATAATCAGACAGTAAATTCTATGGCTAATACAGAAAACGCTAAATTTACCCTGTCAGACGAAAGCACACAGCTATTTCTAAATAAATTTGAAGAATTATCAGAGAAAATAGGACAGCTAGAAGATAGATTTGATAAATCTTTAGGAACACAAAGAAAAACTTCAAGAACTCAAAGCAAGGGCGGTGATGAAGAATGAACCCAATTAACATTTTTCAGATGATGAAAGCTGGTCCGCAACAGTTCATACAGCAGATGATGGGGAATAATCAGATTATGAGCAATCCTATGATGAAAAACACTATGCAGATGGCACAGCAGGGCAATATGCAAGGCATAGAGCAGATGGCTAGAAATTTATGCAAAGAAAAGGGATTGAATGCAGATGATGTATTTAATCAGATAAAAAGCAGATTTGGTAATTAGTAGCATATTAGATGTCTTTGCAAATTACCTAGGTGACATCTTTATGAATATATTTTTAGGAGGTAACAATATGTTTTCAAACTCAAATTGTGCCAGCGTACCATTAGTCGCTAATATTGACGGCAACGGCAATAACGGCGGATGGGCTGACGGCGGATGGCTTTGGATAATCGTTGTATTCGCATTACTCTTCGGATGGGGCAATGGCGGATTTGGTGGCTTTGGTGGTAACAATGGCGGTGGCTATGTTGCGACAGCGGCTACACAGGCTGATATTCAGAGAGGATTTGATAATTCAGCAGTTATCAGCAAGTTAGATGGCATTTCCAACGGACTTTGTGATGGCTTCTATGCCATGAACAACAGTATGCTTACTGGTTTTAATGGTATTAACACAAATATCATGCAGACCGGATATGGCATACAACAGGCAGTAAACGCTGATACAGTTGCTAATATGCAGAATACCAACGCTTTACAGTCACAGCTTGCTAACTGCTGCTGCGAGACGAGAGAGGCCATTCAGGGAATTAATTACAACTTAGCAACTAACACTTGTGCTTTACAGAACACAATGTGCAACAACACAAGAGATATTATCGACAGCCAGCAGGCAGGAACGAGAGCTATCCTTGATTTCTTAACAAATGATAAGATAGCAACACTTACAGCAGAGAACAACGATTTACGCAGAGCCGCATCACAGGATAGACAGAATGCACTTCTTACAACTCAGATGGCAGCTCAGACACAGCAGATTATCAACTCTGTAAATCCTACGGCTATTCCAGCTTATGTTGTGCCTAATCCTAATGCTTATGCTTATGGATGTGGTTGCAATACAGGATGTGGCTGCTAAAACTGAATAATTGAGTATCTTAATTGAGTTTAACTCGATTATGTCTGCTAAGCAGTATTACTTATAACCAAAGGGCAGACTATAATGTTTGCCCTTATTTTTATGAAAGAGAGGTAAAAATAATGGAAATAACAGGAATTGCATTACAAACAGTCGCCGCCGGAGAAGATGTCGCATTTACAGAAACACCGGTATGTGGTAGCAAATGTATAGTCCACAGACAGGGAAGTGGAATTATCAAGCTAAGAGGTATTACAAATCAGTGCAAGGCTAGATTTTTAGTATCGTATAGTGGAAACATTCAGATACCTACAGGCGGTACAGTTGAAGCTATTTCACTTGCCATTGCAGTAGACGGAGAGCCTTTACAGTCAACAAGAATGGTTGTTACACCTGCCGCAGTCGAAAACTTATTTAATGTATCGGCGCAGGCATATGTTGATGTGGATTGTGGCTGTTGCAGTACTGTAGCGGTGCAGAATACATCAGCACAGGCTGTTGAGGTGCAGAACAGCAACTTAATCGCAGTAAGGGAGGCTTGACGTTATGCATATTGAAAGAATACACAAAATGGTTGAGTGCCTTACCGAAAAGACACTATCTGAACTTGATAAGGGCATTGAAAATGTAAATGTTGAGGAAATGTCAGAAGCTGTGGATATGATTAAGGATTTATGTGAAGCTGAATATCGTGCAGTTATCGTTAAGTCTATGAAAAAGGCTGATGAAGAGGAAGAAGAGTACGACAAAGAGCTCCTAAGAAGTCTTAAGACAGAATATGGCGAAGAAAATGGCAGAAGATTTTACGACCACTACCGCTATGCTAATGGCAGATTCGCCCCAAAAGGTAAAGGAACATACCGCAGAGGATATGAAGAACCACCTTATATGCACATGTACCCAGAAGCAGAGCATATGAGGGATATGGATAGGGATTATGGCAAGATGTACTATACAGAACCAATGTCTGAAAGTAATTACGACAGAGCAAAGAGAAACTACACAGAAACTAAGGAAATGCACAAGAACAACACGCCGGAAGATAAGGAACACAAGATGAAGTCACTTGACAGCTATACTAAGGAACTTGCAAGCGATATTACAGGTATGGTGGCTGATATGTCAGCAGAAGAGAAGAACTTACTTAGAACAAAGTTAAGTACTCTTGTATCTAAGATATGATTTTAAGGGCTATGAGTAGCAATATTCATAGCCTGTTTTGTACATTGATAACTGAATATTGGCTAGTGAAAAATAATTATAACTTTTGCTTGACAGCTATACGTCATTGACGTATAATACAATCAAGAAATAAAGAAAGGGCTTGAATATCAAGCAAAGGTGAATATTATGAGAAAAGAAGAATTAAAAAACATAAAGAGAGTAAGATTTAATGATTACTCAAACTACGACCCAGAAAAATGTAACGATGGCGGTAGTTACGGCTTTTGGACTGATTATAGCTGCCTTGAAAATGGCAACTGGGAAATCAGTTACGGAACAACAGCAGATATGGAGTTCTGTCCTTGCTGTGGCAGTTTTGGCGACCACTACGACTATGGCGAAGAAGAGTATAGTTGTGGTGATTTTGAAACAGTCACTACTGATGAGTTGTTAGAAAAGATTAACAGCTTTGAAGAAAGGGAGGGTGAGTATATTGAGTTTAAATAGCTCACCAATAAAAGAATTAAGAGAAGAAACTGGAATGTCACAACAACAGTTTGCTAGATATTTTGGACTTCCGTTAAGAACTTTACAAGGCTGGGAACAAAGCAGAAGAAAGCCACCAGATTATCTTGTAGAGTTATTAAAAAGAATATGGGAATTAGAAAACCACTAGCCAATATCGGTTAGTGGTTTTTGTTTTATTTAGAAAGGAGCATACAGATGGTTTTTAGCATTAATGGCACAATGTGGCAAGTGCAATACAAAAATTCAAATTCGGGTGAATTAAGGCGGTCAGACAACACAATTAGTTTAGGTGTAACTGACAGAAACACGCACACAATATATCTGTCAGACAAACTACAGGGATTTATGCAACGCAAAGTGCTGATACACGAAATATGCCATGCTGTCTGTATGTCTTATGATATTTATTTACCGATTGAAACAGAAGAAATTTTATGTGATTTTGTAGCGACTTACGGAGATGAAATATTTGATATTGTTGATATGGTGCTTGGAGCCGTTAGGAGAGTAGGATAATGAAGATAGAGGAACTGTTAAAGATAATTCAGAAAACAAACCCCGATATGACTAAGGAACTGCTGATATATGAGCTTAGTCAATGCCGGTATGCAAGTAAAGCATTAATTTATACAGAAAGTTGTTGTGTTGACAATAATATTTAAAAATGCTATTATTTAATAGATGTAAACAATAGATAACTATTATATCATTTTACCTTAATAGAACCATAGTGGAAAGTTGCATTGATACATTTTTGTATAGGTGCAACTTATTTTATTTTAGAGGTTTTATTATGAGAGTTATTAGGTTAAAAATGTATCAAGAAATGGCTAGATTTAACAATCCATCAGCACCAAGAGGTGCGGATTGCTATCCTTTACCGCCGTTCAGCACAGTTAATGGGTTTATTCATTCAATGTGTCAATGGAAAAAGTATCATAAATTAGATTATTTTGTTACTGGCAAAGGTGTTTACAACACTAAAACACAGAAAGAATGGCACGGCGGCAAGCGTTTTAACAAGGTTAGTGATGAAATGCTTAAGCGTTGGGATATTATAACAGACTATACAGACGGAAGCCATACCGGCTGGGTTAATACAGTTAAATATCATCTAATGCTAGTTGATTTATATACAACTATATACATCAAAGCTGATGATAGTGACATAGATGATATATACCATGCTTTACTAAATCCGCCGGTATATCCATCATTGGGTGAATATGGTGATTTGTGCAAGATTGAAGCGGTAGATATTGTAGAACTTAAGGAGCTTGACAAACCTATATCAGCTCCATTAGATATGCAATCTTATATTCCTGTTAATAAAGGCAATTTCGCAGGAACTATATATAGAATTAATAACAAATATGAAATTATCAAAGGTTTTAGGCGATTTCAGAAAGTTTCTTGTTACTTAGTGGATAAAGGGCAGGAAGTTGTTAGCAATCTTTTTGATGACGATAAACCGATTATTTTTATAGATTAATTTAAACCCCACGGAATAGAAATTTAATAAGGCAAAGTGCAGCAAACAAAGTGCAGTCTATATTATATATTGTTTTTTAACACGCTTGTGGCTGTCTTTTCCTTTTTCGTAAGGCTTAATATAAACCACTTTGCCGGTTTTATAATGCCTGAAATGTCCCCGAACTTCCCAGCACCCCGCTATGCGATGTATTTTTTTGCTTTTAATTTTTGTTATAAGCTTGCTGTTAACTGTTTTAATTTTAATATTGTTAATTTTAACAGTTTTTATAGCATTGCTATCTGTTTTTACTTTGCTGTTGCCATTTTTCTTTTTGCTCTTTGTGCCTGCGTGCACTTTTTCTTGTCTTTCAACTTCCTTGATTTCTGGATGCTGCATAATCCAGTTAAGCCAGCACATCACTTTTAGAAATAATTTAAACGGATCACACGCTGTTACTATTTCGCTTTCTTTGTATTTTTCTATTTCTTCACTTTTTCGGTTCTGTTTCTTGTATATTTCTGCGGTTGCATCATTAAATTCTACGCAATCGCAGCTTTCAGAATGCAATCCATAGAAAATATAAGGCATTTCGCACAGTAAACTGCAATCCCATTTATATGTATTAAAAGCATTGTTGAAAATATCCGCATTAATTACGGCTTTATCATCTTTGAGTTCTGTATCAAATAAAATAAAGCCGTTAAATTCTGGATAATTAACAATCAAGACTCCATTTTTAATAATTGGGATAGGAATAAGCTCTGCATTTTCTTCTATATTTTCTAAAAAATGGATTGTATCTGCAAAATTAACAACAATACTATCTAAATCATCAATTTTTGTGGCTAATTCTTCGCCTTTTTGCTCTTTTAATAATTCTATCTGTTTATCTGTCCGCATTTAAAACAATCTATTCTCCTTTTCGTACAACTTAAGTAATTCAACAGCTGGCATTTTTACAAGTTTTTCATTTTGCTTTAATTCAAATTTTGTGTCTTCATCGTCAGAAATAAAATTATAGTCTTTGTAAATCGTAATGCCGTGTAGTTGCGTTGTAATTACTTCTACGATTAAATTTTCCCCAAAATCCGCAATATCTCGCCTTAATTCTTTTATTAATTCTGTACACTCAAACGATACAGATATATTATTATTTATATTTTTCATCTTTTTTATCCTTTTTTGATTTATTATACAACAAAAAAAGCTACATTTGTAGCCTTTTTTGTTTTTGACACATCTATTTATTTTCATTTTCTGATTTTTCAAGCAATTCTCTTAGCCAAAAAGGTGCGCTTACTGTATTATGTGCCTCTTTAAACTTCGAATGTTCGTAACCATTATGCCCAGCCTTTAACTCTCTGCATAATATATAACTTACATTACTTAAAAATTTTTCTGTTTTTTCTTGGCACTCTGTCAAGATACCTTCAAAATCGCGGCTTATTATTTCATTATCACTTATTGAGCAGTAACGCCCAAAGATTTGGTCAAATTCGATTGTAATCCTATCAATTTTTTTACCAAAAGCGTTCTTTGTGTAATGCTCCAAATATGAAATCGCATTCAAACGAAAACGGCTTTCATCCTTATCATCATTAACAAAATTTAGCAATTCTCTTTTCATATAAATATACCTCCACATTTTAATATTCCCCTTGCTGGGTAAAGCAAAGCCGGGGAATCGAACCCCGGAAACGCCGACCTTGCTAATTATGCAATTTTTTCAACTTTTCGCCTTTTCTTTTCGTTCTCTGCTCTGCTTATGCTAGAGTCATCAAAAACAACATTATATCCGCCGTCTTTTAAAGCCTTAGCCATTTTAAAAGGGTTAATTTTTGGAAAGCTACAAACATATTCAATACAATTCATTCTTATTTGTCCGTGTTCTTTCCCTAGCTTTTCAAGGTCCTTTTTGTAAAAATTAAACATCCTTATTTCTTTCTGTTCTACTGTTTCGTTCATCATAGTCTTAACCCTCCTTATTCTGTAATTCTTTCAAATATATCTATTGTTTTGCGTGCGCTTGATCTCCTCTTTTCAGCCATATAACTATGGCGCTTGCTCTTTAGGGCTTTTTCAGCTTCCTTAAGGTTTACAACTCCCCAACCTGCGGCCTCTCTTAATAGCTTAACTTCTTCTTTTGGTAGCTTAATGGCTCTTAAAGTGCCGGGATTGATAGAGTAATTATCTTTAATTCCCGGATATAAATCCTGGCAAAGTGGAATATATTCATCGCTCCCCATATTCTCGCCGATATTCCATACATAGAAACCGAATGGAATCTTTTCGACTATCTTATAAATATCTGTTTTCCATAATGTTTCACTTGTAATTGTGTCATCCTTAACTTCAAATCTCATAGCCTTGTACCATTTCGCCGACTGTGATATAATCGGCTTACCTTTCTTTTTTGATTGGTGGCGGTTGTAAACTTTGGTAGAGTGGCAACCGCCTTTTTTATTTGCAAGATTATAATAACACTAATATTAGTGCTTGTCAACACCAAAATTAGAGATTTTATACGATATTTTAATTGACTTTTAAACATAAAAAATATACAATGTTTGTAACCTTATAAGAAAGGAGCAAAACAAATGTGGAGATATAAAATAGATGTGCTTAAGGAATTATCTAACAGAGGATATACAAGTACGAAAATGCGCAAAGACAAGATAATTAGTCAAGCGACACTACAGAATATAAGACAGGGAAAAGGCATAACAACGGACACAATTAATACATTATGTATTATATTAAAGTGCCAGCCGTCCGATATAATAGAAGTAACGCCAACTGACGAAGAAAAGATAAAATATTTTTAAACAAACTTATTGACAGACACTAATATTAGTGTTATTATAATGACAGAAATTAAGAAAGGGCAGCCGCAAAGGCTGAAAGGTGGAAATGATGAAAACAATAAGCATTGACAAGCTCAAGAAAATGAGCTACGAAGATGGAAAAGCATTTTTGTTAAGTGCTGGATATGTAGCGCAGGGGAGCGATGAAAGCCCTTGCTACAGTACAGAAGCTGAAAAGATAATAGATGAACATTTTTATCTTTTTGATGAAGATGATGAACAGGTCGTCGATTTAATTAATTACACAATTTTGTGTAATCTAAACGGAGAGACTAATGATGAGCAGGAGGTTGAAATTGTAAGAGCATATTGGGAAAGGATAGAAGAGTAGGAGTAACAGATATAAGATAATATGATTTAGGCGGTGTATATTGTTATACATCGCTTTTTTAATGCCTATTGATTAATTATATTTATTGTGTTATTATGCTAATAATTAAATATATAAGATTTACACCCGATAATATTAATATTGTTATCGGGTTATTTTTATGCTATTAGTATATATAATTAATTAGCTGGAGCAGGTCCAGTAGAAAGGGGAATATATGGAGAAAGTACAAGAAGCACCAGACACGCCGGAGATATTCCAGAATGACATAGAATTATATCTGACAAAATTTTGTGAAGAGCATAACATCGAAGATATGACCAAAGAACCGCAGAGCAGATGGAATGCTGCTCTGATGTATATAAATAAATATGTTTTCAACGATAAAAGTATATTAAAATTAAATAAGAATATTAATAAAAATAATACTAATTGTATTATGGATAATAATTTTAATATGTATGATTATGATAAAGTAGAGTATATATTATATATATATTATTATTTATGTGCTGTATATGATAAAGAGTGTAGTATTATAGGTTTTAGTTTATTAACTGGAATTAATAGGGATACTATATATGACTGGGGTACGAAAGAGAAAAAGCTAAGTACAAAAAGTTATGACATCGCGCAAAAACTGCGGGTTTTTCGTGAAGAAAGTTTATCTAATAAGCTTGCAACTGGCAACAAAAATCCGGTCGGAATTCTTGCAATACTTAACAGACATTTTGCTTGGAACTTGCCCGGTGTTAGCAGAGAAAACACTAATAAAACAGCTCTTACAGCCGCAGAAATACGCCAGCAATTAAACCAAAATGATACACAATTAACGGATAAACAGCAGATAAACGCCATAAACAATTCAGACACAATTTAAACCACTTGAAAACCGCTTAAATACTGGGTTTGTGAGTGCTAAGCATTTAGATAACGCTGATAAATTAAGGTTTATCGGCGTTATAGTATGGATATGGTGTTAATTGTGTTAATTGTTTGAGAATATGGCATAAAATAGACACAATTACACGGACAAGGGCGGAGGGGGTTTATTTGTCCTCGGAACACGCCCCAACTAAGTCACTCATTTTTCCACGATAAGAAAAAGGCTTTATATATTAATATATATTTATATTATTATTACCCACAT